ATGCAAGATTATTCAAAACTGTACAAACGGAAGTTCGATGAAACTGAGTCTCAAAGAGTTGTCAGAAAAATACGGCAAGTATTCAAGTCCAATATGCCGCCAGTGATGATGTTGGTTACTATTCTTTACCTTGTTGAAAAAAAGTAGCTGTGCCATTCGGTGGGGGTGTAATACCCCCCGCTGATGACATCAAATCCGCTTGTTTTGGATCGACATGTTAATTACCAGCTTTGCCAATTCTTCCTGTGCTGCTGTATCCAGTAGCGGCATGCCTTCCAATATTACCTTTTGGTAGTAGGCCCTACGCTTGCTTTCATCTGGTTCATATTGCGCAGGCGGCTCAGAAACATTGCTTTCGAGGCCCTCACTGAGCATCGCACCCTCACAAGTATCAAGCCACTCTCTCCTGAACCGGGGGCATTTCCTGTGGATCAGATCAATGTCAATTGCTTCTGCTCCGCTGATCCATGCGTTAAGCCTATCGACCTGAACCCCTAAGAATAAAGCCAGTTGATGATCTGTGGTGATGCAATATATCTGGCGGATAGCGTCCAAAACCTTGATTACACGGATAGCTTCCGCAGGTTTAAGAGATTTAAAAGTAAACATATCTCCCTCGCCTGTTTTTAGCCAATCACGACTTACATTTGGGCATTTGGTTAATATAAGACCTGTGTCGACAATATTCCCATTACGAATCCACGCATAAAGTTTCTTTGCAGGCACACCAAGAAATTCTGCAAGCCCCTGTATTCCCTTAACCTTTAAGTGCGCGGCAAGGGTCAGCAAAATATTTTTCACTTTTTGGTTATTTTTTTCTTGCATGTGGTTAATTTTTACCTTACTTTATCCATACGGTTAATTTTTAAGTGTGGCTTAAATATTTATATGCAAATTTAAACCGCGCTTAAAGCCGCAAGGCAAGCCGCTTTATAGATTTTTAGATAAAAAATTTTATCATTCAGCATTTGAAAAGTCAAACTTTGGTTATAAGGATAAAAAATGAAGGGCAAGTCTCCACAAACATCATATGTGCCACTTACAATTGATGCAGCGCAAACCAAGGCAAATGTTTTGTTGCTAGAGGGGACGCTGGTTAAATTTTCAAAACGCTATCGCACCTTTTCCTTTGGCACCTTAAGTAAAATATTGGCTGGCAAATATAAGCCAGTAATTAAAGAGCGGTCAACCTACCAGCGGGTTTTGCGTTTGTTAAACCGTCGCGGTTATCTGGTCCAGCTTGATAAAACACCGCTTGATAAAGCGGCTTAGGGAGGCGTTATGAGCAGAAACATTGGAGAGATTGTCAGGGTATCACGCAAAAAGCGTGGTTTGACGCAGGGGGATTTAGCCAGCCGTGTCGGCGTAACTGCGGCGGCAATATGCAATCTGGAAACAGGCACCAGGACGTCTGAACTGACTCCAGAAGAGATGGTGAAGCTTTCAGATGCCCTTCACGACACCTCAGTGCTCAATCAATATTGTATTTCCTGCCCGCTCAGAACCCGCATTTCTATCCGCAAGTTCAAGCCGCTTACCAATATCGTGCCTGGCGTTATGCAGGCGACTCTCAAAAACATACAGAAGATGTCAGAGACTGTAGATCTGCTCGGGAAAATGATGCCGAAGATGTTGGCGCCGGGATTTGAGCAGGATCCGGATTTTATTGATTTCCGAAATGAGGTTTTGCTGCGTGCGATCGATGTGCGCCGCGGCATCGAGACTTTGTTTGATCAGGTGATTTCCCAAGGGTTTATGACATCTGTAGAGTTGAAGATGCTGGAAGATCTGCAACAGCGGATGTGTGTGGAGAAAGGGTATCTCAACGCTGAGGATATGGAGCCTTAGGTATGGAGCGTCCACAGAACAAAACTTTGTTAGATGCGTATGAGAATGACTGGACTGATGAACAGCGTGAAGCGTGGCAGCGGTTGGGTGTGTTTGCACGGCGTATTCACATTAAGTATGCAGAGCAGATCAGACAGCTGAGGGGGCGCTGAATGCCTCCGGAACCTTGCAGGCATTGTTGTTTGGCTGGCAATTGCCAGATGCAGGGTTTGTTCAATCGACTGGCTGTTGAGGCTTATCTTCTGGACCAGCCATTTTCCTGCCCTGATTGGTCGCCACAATATTTCAAGGGTATTGAGGGGGTGTTTGCGTGATCAGAAATAAACGAGAGTTTGCTAAGTCGGTTTGCGCTGTAATTTTTAGTGTCCTGCTGTCCAATCTCATAATGTGGGCTTTTATTCACTGTATCGTTGAAGAGACCCGCCTTGAAGATAAGCGGGTTGCTGATCGGATGAATGCAAAGCGTGAGAAGAAAGCGTATGAGGCCGACACTACGATCCAGCTTTACGATGGTTTTAGAATTAAATCTCGTTATGCCAGCGTTGACAGGTGGCCCCAATGACTCGCTCACCGTTTTTCATTTTTTGTGCTGCTGCATTGCTGACGGCGTTAATTGCCGGCGGATTGACTTACGCCATATTGCTTATCTGTGAAGGCCTGATTAAACGCGATATGGCTGATAAGCAGCTGCCAAACTTAGTTCCACCACGTCTGCCACGTAGATAGTGGATTGCCTGACAGGGTTTCCTCCTGGCCCTGTCAGGCCTTTTTATCTGAAAAGAGGTTGTCATGAGACTTACATGCATAAACGGCCATAGTTTCCATTCGGAGCAAATTAACGATATGTGCCCTCGGTGCGGCGAGCCTGGCAGCGTCACCGGTCGCAGGACTGTGGATCAGGCGGATATCGATGCCATGTGTCTGGAATTCAGAAAACAGCTTTTACGGCGGTTAGATCGCAAAGGTAACGGCTGTTTTATGTCCCGCCATGAAGTCCTGGGGTGCGTTGCTGAAGAGTATTTTGAACTGACCGGGGCCGTCCACCAGGGAGAGTTGAAGGATGTGAGATGGGAGTGCTGGGATGTTTCTGTTGCGGCTGCCTTTGGCGCGATCAGTATCGATAAAGGAGTTGAGTGGTGATCGAGCTGTACCGCTGCGAACGGATGCACGCCAGCATCAGCAAGGCCCAGTGTGATGCAAATCGCAATGGCATCAGGACAGCGAAAGTTTTCCGGGCACCGTGTCTGAGTTGTTCTGACTGTCCCGGGCTTGGTGATCCGGTTGAAATGCAAATCAAGAAAGAGGTTGAGGATATGGCCAGACAAAAGGTTTCGGAGTTTAAAAAGGGTGACAAGTTTATCTGCCCAGGCTGCGGTAAGGAAAAAATCTATGAGGCAGGCGGTTTCTGTGGTGTCTGCAATAAGCAAAAACGCAAGGCCAACAAGATAACAGCCCCTACTCCCCCCTCTGAAACTCCGGTTCAGGTAAATGAACATCCTGTCGATAATGCTGCCTTGCCTGATGCGTTTGGCAAGGTGACCAATGGTGATGGTGATCTGGTCCAGTTTGGTGTTGATCCGCTGATCCTACAGGCTCTGGATGATGCCTGGATGCAGAAGCGTACGGATTGGCTGGTTGAGCTATCAGGTGTTAATCCTGGTCCTGCCGTGTGCCGTACTGCGCTGATGGTCAAAGCTATTGAAGGGCTTGGGTATTAGCCATGACAGTCTTGGCCCGAGCCATACGCCCCACAGGGGCGCACTTCCTTAAAGGGGTTGGGCCTCTCCGCCCCTCCCCCCTCTCTTCCTCAAAGAATAAAGATTCTCATCCAATCATCCTAAGGACTGATCATGGCCACTAGTTCTGTAAAACTAAGAATAGAAGGCATGCAGGATGTCCTTGAGTTACTTGATTCAAAGAACGCTCAAAGGGCTTCATCCAGATCACTCAAGCGTATGACACAGATGGTTAAGACTGAGGCGTCATCTACCATCCGTGATGAATACAACATCAGGAAGGCAGACCTTGACCCGTATATGGTGATGAAGCTGCCGGCATGGAATGAACTGACGTCCGAGATCACTGTAACAGGTAAGCCGATCAGCCTGATCTACTTCGGTGCAAGGCAGCTGACAGCCCAGAACCGTGTGATCAGCTGGAAGTCAGGTAAACAGCTTAAGCGTTCCTCCCGATCCCTCCAGGGAGGGGTAACCTACCAGATCATTAAAGGTCGCACGATGAACCTGCCGCATGCATTCATTGCCTATGACTCTAGGCTTAATAGGGTAACTGTGTTTCAGCGTAAAGGCAAAACTCGGCTGGCAATAAAGGCTATCAGATTCATCACCATTGCAAGTCTCTTTGCCAGTCAAAAGACGATGGATGCAATCCATGTGAAGATCAACGACAGCTGGACCAAGGTGTTCAAGCATGAGCTCCTCTTTGCTTTGGACAAGCAGGGGTGATGCCACGGGTCCTTCCGGCGGAATAAACCCAGCGGGTAGCGAAGCCCGCGAGAAATTTTTACGAAAAAACATTTTTTGAGTGTGGAAAAATGGAAAATACTGAAAAAACCGACAGTTGCATTCAAGGCTTCAACCTCAACTCACAGGATCATATCCACTACGCCCGCGCATTCTTCGGCATGGTTTGCCCTGATGACCTGGCAGCAGAGCGAATACTGCGCCAGTTATATCCGGATGGTGCCAAATGCGCCAGTTGTGGTGCTCAAATCACCGGCCGCAAGCCGCTGGAATCGTTCTGGCGTGGCGATCGTACTTACTGCTCCAGCTGTGACTCCAAGTTTTCCCCTCGCGCCGGCACGATCCTGGCTGAATCCAAACTCTCATATTCACAATTCGAGATCATCGTCGTCTGCCTGTCCCTAGGGGCCGACCACACCATCATAGCATCGCTGGCCAACGTGCATATTGATACCGTCAATGCCTGGGCTGCCAAGATTCGTTACTGGGAGTCTGCTGGTGCCTGATTATACTGACCTGGTAAATGATCGCATTATACAAGAAGCGGAATTCTTGCCACAGCCACCGCCGGAGGCTGACCAGACGCCTGAAGAGCTTACAACTGCTTTTGTGCTGGAATGCCTGGCCAATAATGAGCGTGGTGACGGCATGTTGTATGCCCAGTTGCATCGTGATCAGGTCGTATTCGTCAAAAAATCACAGGAATGGCTGGCGTTCAAGGGCCACTACTGGGAGCAGGACATCTATGATTTGCATCTGCGCAAGGTTACGGCTGTAGCAGATAAGTACCTTACCGAAGCAACTGGTTTGAAAGCTCCTATTCAGCGCCTGGGTGATCAACTTCGTAGCATAGAAAAAGAAATCAAAACTGCGGAAAGCATGATCAAATCAGCCACCAGTGCTCTTGAAAAAGCTATCAAGGCTAACGACGAAGCTACTATCAACACTGCCACTCAGGATAAGTCGAGAGCAGAACAGGTGTTGGCTGAATTTGAAACTCAAAAAGCTCACCTTACTGTTGAGCTTGCCGGGCTTACTGGCACCAGAAAGAAATTGATCAGCCGTGTTGACAAACTTAACGGCTGGCATGGCGCTGAAAAATGCGTCAACTGGGCTCACGTAATTGACGATCCGCTCGCTATATCCGGTGATGAACTTGATCAGCATCCACTACTGCTACCATGCGCAAATGGTGTTGTAGATTTGGAAACCGGCGAGCTCCGCCCCGGCAAGCCTTCGGACTGGCTCAGCAAAGGTACCGCTATCGAGTATCACGGCTTCGACACTCCGTCACCAGAGTGGGAAACCTTCCTACACTCTATGTTTGATGAGGAAGTGGTTGAATTTCAACAAGAGCTGATGGGCTACTGTGCCTCTGGACTCACACTAGAGCAATTCATTGCCGTACATGTTGGTAAAGGCCGTAACGGTAAGGGGGTACTCTTTGAGATGATTGAGCAGGCCATGGGTCCGCTTTACTGGACCGTACAGGCGGAACTGTTACTTGACAATAAAACCAGCCGTAGCAGCTCCGGGGCCTCGCCAGATATCCTTGCTCTGCGTGGCCGTAGACTGGCTGCTGCATCCGAGACCGACCAAGGCCGCAGGATCAGCGCCGCTCGGGTTAAAGAACTTACCGGATCAGATACCCTTAACGCTCGACTGCTTTATGACAAAGCCGACACTAATTTCCGGCCAACCCACAAACTCCACCTACGCACCAACGAAGTGCCAGGCGGACTTACCAAAGACTTTGCTTTGCGTGAGCGCTTAATCTACCTCAAATACAAGTATATGTTCGTTGATGACCCTGAGCAAAAAACCAAAGAAGACCCCAATAACGCCGAGTTTTATCGGCTCAAGGATCGTGGTCTTAAAGAACGCTTACAGAAGGAACTCCCTGGAATATTGGCGTGGCTGGTTAGGGGGTTCGCAAAATGGCAGAAGCGCGGCAAGCTTATTATCCCGGAAAGCTGTGTCAGGGACGCCGAAAAGTTACAGCAAGATGAAGACCTTGTAGGTCAATTCATAGCCGCCTGCTGCCGTATAGAAACGGCTGTTCACCGCGAAAATTTCAAACCAATTTACGACACCTTCGCTTGGTGGTTTAACGAAACTCAGGATGCCAGAACGTCCAACTGCCCCAGTAAAAAATGGTTTGGCAAAGAGCTAGATAAGCGTGGGTTTAAGCGCGAGACCGCCGGTGGAGAAGCTAAGGTGTTCGGTTTAGGTCTCATAGAACACCGACAAATTCCGTCAGGATGGTCTCAAGAATGATGACCTTATCATTACTGATGGGTGTTTTTGCTGGGGGGCAGGGAAAATAATCATATCGTCATAAATCATCATGTTGGCCAACATACTATAACCATTAAATAAAATGCCAAACATGATGATAATGACCAAAGTATATAAACCCCGCACGCGCGAGGGAATATAGCAAGCAAAATGCTTTATTTATGCATTTTATAAAGCGCCAAACATTTTTAACTTTATATACTTTCATCATAATCATCATAATCGCTGTTTTTATCAATAATAACAGGTAGATAAATAACCATGATGATTATGATTAAATGATGATTTTAAAAAGGCAGATTATGATTCTTACTCTGGCAGAAAAACATACCGCCCTGCGCAAATCCGGCACCAACTACGTTGGCAAATGTCCGGTATGTGGCGGGTCAGATGACACTACCCGCTTTGTGGTTAATGTCTCCGATGATTTCTGCCACTGTTACTCCTGCGGGTTCAACGCTGATCCGGTTCGTTTCTTGCGCCAGATAGAAGGTAAAACTTGCCCTGAGGCCCATCGTGAGCTTGGCCTTATATGTGAGCGGATAGAATGCCCTGTTTGGGATAAATGTAGTCGCGGCCGCGGAGACCGTCCAGAACAACACCATGCATCGGCCCCTGCACGTCCTGCGGGTCCGGTTATTCACCAAGCAGAAAGCCCGGCTGACAAATGGCAACAAAAGGCCGCTGCCATGGTAGAGCATGCCCACCAGCAGTTGTTGAACACCCCTGATCAGCTTGCATACCTGGCTGGTAGAGGTTTGCCGCGCGAAGCGGTCGATAAATACCGACTCGGCTACCTGCCTGAAGACCTCTATAGAGAACGTTCGGCCTGGGGCCTGCCTGAAGAGATCAGCGACAAAACCGGCAAGCCTAAAAAACTCTGGATACCGCAAGGCATCGTCATCCCATGGTTTACCCTTGCTGGGAATGGGTCAATTCACCGAATCAGGATCCGCAAGCAGCGGGTACGTGATGCAAAAGATCCTCGTTATCACTGGCTACCCGGCAGCGGCAACGACATCATCTGCCTTAATCCCGAAGCCAAAGCCCACATAATAGTAGAGAGTGATCTGGATGGCCTGCTGATTGATTGGCTTGCTGGTGATCTGGTGGCAACTGTGCCGCTTGGTTCATGTAGCACCCGTCCAAAGGTATTTGCCTTTGAGTCTCTCCAAAAAAGCCGCCGAATACTTGTGGCACTGGACTTTGACAAGCCGCAATGGAACGAACAGAAGCAACGAATGATCGCCCCTGGTGCTGAAGCTTGTGGCTGGTGGTCAAAAACCTTTCCGGACACATGGAAGCGTTGGCCGGTGCCAGACGGCAAGGATCCTGGAGAGGCGTTTCAAGTCGGTATAAATCTTCGGCAATGGGTGTGTGACGGCTTGCCGCCTGCTTTGCGGGTAGAGGTAAAAGCGCCAGTTGTATCGGCCGCCAGTCCTCAAGCATCTGTCATCCAGGACAATTCTGGCGCGGATGTTCATGCTGCTGATACTGAGTGTGGGAAAGAAAATAGCAAGGCTGCCACGGTCTATTCCATGGCGGCAGAAGACGGCCGGGCGTTTTATGTAACAGACGATCAGGCGGCATATGCTCGGTTGGTGTCTGAAAGCAAGGTTGTCTTCACAATGAAGGAAATCGACCTGATCAAGCAGCTTGGAACTGACAAGGAAACTGCCAGGCGGTTTTTGGATATCAAGCAGATGTTTCCAGGCATATCGGTCTCAGAGATCGGGCCTATACCGGAAAAAACGGAAAAGCCGCAATACCAGGGGCGGTTCTACAACGCGAAGTAACGGGCCGCGTTTCAGCGGTAAGTGAAGCGGCCGCAGGTAACGCTGGTTATGACACTAAGGAGGGATAGCCATGGAATTGATTAAGTCTCGAATATGCCCCACTATTAATGATTTGGTATTAGTGCAAAGCAAGCGCGATGACGCTTATGACAACATTGAGCTGTATCGAATAGCTGATGTTAAATCAGTAGGCGGTGATTTAGAAATTATCTTATTCCCACGGAAAAATATTTGGATGAGTTGGAATCAATATCTGGCTGGCAAGTCATGGGTGAAAGATATTCAGATCGTGTTGCTATAACGCCAGAGCGTGACCTGCTCCGGCAGGTCAACAGCGTTGGTTAGATATTCAGGAGAATACGTTGGAAACTCAGACAAAAACCATACTCGATCCATGCTGCGGGACTCGCATGTTCTGGTTTGACAAGCAGGATGAACGGGCCGTTTTTGGCGACATCCGCAAAGAAACAATTACCGTGACTGACCGGTCGCACCGATCGGACGGCACCCGCACTCTGAGCATTGAACCAGACATACACATGGATTTCCGCGCCCTGCCATTCCCGGAGGCCTCGTTTAAATTGGTGGTGTTCGACCCGCCACATCTTGTTAGGGCTGGGGCTGATAGCTGGCTGAAAGCGAAGTACGGCAAACTGAACGCAGACACATGGCGGGATGATATCCGCGCTGGATTCGCTGAGTGCTTCAGAGTGTTGGAACCAGGCGGCGTCCTGATTTTTAAGTGGAACGAGACACAAATCAAGGTAGGTGAAGTGCTGGCACTGACTGATCGGCGGCCGCTGTTTGGGCATCCGTCCGGTAAGCGCAGTAGCACACACTGGATCACGTTTATGAATATTTAACGGGCTGCCACGAACCGGCAACCCGGCAATTAAGAAAGGAAACCCATGCAATTCACCATTTCAAAAACAACATTATCTTCCGCGCTCTCGCGGATTCAGGGCATAGCCTCCGGCCGCCTGACCATGCCGATCTTGGCCAACGTCAAACTGGAGACCGGCATCGATGCCGATAGCAATGCGCTGCATGTGTCAGCCACCGATCTGGAAGTCGGGTACACGACTGTGATCAGCACTGAGGATATCGTCACCACTGGCTGCGTGACTCTGCCGGCAAAAAAGCTGCTTGAAATCGTCAAGGCCTGCCCGTCAGACATGATCGACATCCTGGTTGATACCGGCAACTTCATGACCACAATCTGCTCCGGCACCTACAGCGTCAAGATCGCCGGGCTGGATGCCGCCGAATTTCCGGAACTGCCACAGGTAAATGGTGAAAGCTTCAACCTGGATGCTGCCGCGCTGCTGAAGATTCTGGCACATGTCGATTACTGCCAGGGTGTCGGCTCCGACAATTACAACATCTGCGGTTGTTTCCTCCAGGTTGAAACAAACACTGAAGATGATCTGTTTCTGACAGCCGTGGCCACGGACGGTCACCGCCTTGCTCTGGACAGCACTCCGTTGCCGGGGGAGCCGCGCCCGGTACCGGCAGACCTGAAAAAAGGCGTCATCATCGCCAGCAAGGGTATTGCAGAGCTGCGCAAGATTGAGAAAAGCGGCGTTATTGTGCTGAACATCGCCGGGAATCATCTGCAGATATCAACCGGGAAAGAAATTTTGTTTTTCCGGTTGGTAGATGGCCAATACCCGGACTTCAACCGCGTAATTCCGAAAGGGCAGCCGGGGCGCGTCGAAGTAAAGCGCCAGGCCCTTATTGATGCGCTTGAGCGCTGCCTGATCCTGACGGAAGGTAAGAGCCGTTGCACCGCCCTTAACTTTGCAGATGGCGGCATAGTGCTCCGTTCCAGCCAGAAAGCATTAGGCGCTGAGGCGTCTGATCGCGTTACCGCCGGCATAGAAACTGAACCCTGCGAGATATTGGTTAATGCCAGCTATCTGCTTGATGCGCTCAACTCGGTTGACAGTGACTTTGTTGAGATGCGTCTGAAAGACGAACTGAACCCGATCACCGTATGTCCTATGGGTACCGATGAGCCGCTGGCAGTTATCATGCCGCAGAGGGCCTGAGCCATGAAACAGCTATCACAAGTAAAGCCATGTCCATTCTGCGGCGGTACCGGGCTGTATATTGACTATGTTGAACTCGATGGAGCGCTGCACCGTTTCGTAATGTGCAAGGATTGTGGTTGCGAAGGTCCACACTCTGCTGATCTGCCGCCTGAATCGCTCTGGAATAAGCGCGCTGCTGCACCAAAATCGCTGAAAAATACTGAAGCTATCAGTCAGATGCAGTTGTTTGATGAAGCCGCCCAAGTGGAAGAAACTGCGGAGCATAATTCAAATATTGCCCAAAGCGCAGCTGAACCCGCACCAGATAACGATTCTGTGGTGGAAGAATCTCCGCTTAGTTTGGCAGATTTGTGCCGGCAGTGTAAATCAGCCCATCCTTTTTGCGATAAATGCTGCGCTGGTTGCGCTGATCAGTGCAACTCATCACAGCGCTGTCACTGGCCTGGTGCTGAGATAGCGCCAACTGCCCCGGCAAAAATTGAACCGGTGTTCAGTCGTGATGAGCTGAAAATAATGGCCGCCGGTTCCCAGTTGGTTCGCTATACCCGGGATGAGAAGAAAATTGAATGCTCAGGACTTGATCCTGCCCACGGCTGGACATCTGGCGGGTCCTTCCCGACATATGCTGCCGCCGAGCGCATGCTGAAATATTACAAGGGCATCAACTTTGTCGAGACTGACCTGAATGGAAAGATCGTCATGTCTGGCTGGAATCAGTCCAGCGGTTTAAGCAAGCAAGGTTTTGAATTTTACCGCGCTTACGGGTTTCACAGCTTCGACACCAGCTTTTGCATAAAAGTCGGGAGCAAAAACTGGAGTAACCTGGCTAAATATCCTGATCAGACAGCATTGAAACTGGCCTGGGATCAGCTAATGCAGGACCCGAAAGCGCTGGAGGGCTGAGCCATGTCCTGGCGGATCTGCATAGTGTGTAAAAGGAAGTTTTTCAGCAAAGACACCACTACCTGCATCTGGTGTAAAGACCGACTCAAAAAAATGAAGAGAAAAACTGCAAAATGATATCTACAGGCGACTATATCAGCTATCGCAAGGACTCAGGCGAAGCATCGGCATTTTATAAGGTTCATGCAGCCGGCAAAAATCACGTGGTGATCATGCCCTGCAACAAACAGAAAATTATTCCAATGTCTCGGATTGTGGAGATCAAAACGAAAGGAATGTGCAATGAAAAACTGGAACATGACTATAACGGGCGTTGATTGCCCCAGTAACAAATCCGTAGATGCAGATGTGTTGTTTCGGATGTTTCTTAACAACTTGAAAGACGGTGGGCATGAAATCACTCATGCATTATTTACCTGCGGTCAGGCTGATGCTGCAACCCCGCCAGCAGTTGCCATGTCTGCTCCACCGGCAATTGGAGATTCTTTTGGCGGTGGATTCTTCGCTGGAGAAATGACCGTTGCAGGTCAGCTTTATGCCCTGGTAGTCGCGCCAAAGGCTGACGGCGAGAAAATGGAGTTGGAATATCGGAGCAGTGGCAGCGGGCCTGATGGCTCTTCCAGTGATTATGATGGTCTGGCTAACTCAGAAACGCTCGATAATTCAAATTACCCTGCAGCTCAGTTCTGCCGGTCTCTCAAGATCGGCGGCTTTGATGACTGGTATTTGCCCTCCCGTGACGAACTGGCAATGATCTGCCGCAACCTGGGCCCAAACAGAGACACCACACCAGACTTATTTAAAAGCGGTAACTCCGAAGCCTTTAAAGATGCCTGGTATTGGTCCAGCACTGAGAACGCTTCTTACTCAAACTACGCTTGGATCGTGGGTTTCTACGATGGTGGCCAGGGCTTCAACAATAAGTTCACCATTAACGGGGTTCGGGCAGTCCGCAGAATAAAACTTTAACAATTCAACCATTCAACAATTGAAAGGAATGCAAAATGAAACCAGTAGCCACAGTCATAAACAATAATCAGCCGGGTTGGACAAACATCATCGAGACAGAACCGAATGTCACGCTTGAGATCGGCACAAAACTTTACCTTGCCGAGTCGGCGGCATTGCCTGCTTTGGGTTCAGTCTTCGAGGGCGGTTTCTTTGCCGGCGAAATCATCGTTGATGATGTGCGTTATGCCCTGGTTGTTTCTCCAAAGGCTGAAGGCGAAAAAATGGGGCTTGAATACAAGAAGAAAAAGCTAAGCACTGCTGACGGCACTGACAGCGACGATGATGGCCCATACAATTCAGAACTTAACAACAATGCGAATCACCCTGCAGCGCAGTTCTGTCGGTCTCTTAAAATTGCAGGTTTCAATGATTGGTATCTGCCATCCCGGGATGAGCTGGCGATTATCTGCCGTAACCTGGGGTCAAATCGTAAAAAAACTCCGGAACTTTTTAAAAACGGTAATACAGAAGCCTTTGAGGATGATTGGTACTGGTCCAGCACTGAGCACGCTTCTTACTCAGACTTCGCTTGGATCGTGTATTTCCTCAATGGATTCCAGGACTACTACTATAAGAGCGACAGTAACGGGGTTCGGGCAGTCCGCAGAGTACAAATTTAGTCATTTAACTATTTAACCATTTTCCGCCTCGGCCAAGCCGGGGCGGACAGGAAAACACCATGGCGCTGGCATCAACATTACCCATATATCGCGTGACCTATGAACTGCTGCAGGTGGCAACCCGTATTACAAAGGATATGCCCAGAGACTATAAGCAGTCGTTGGGCGGTAAAGTCCGCGAGGAATGTGTTGAGCTGGTGGTATTAATCTACAGGGCAAACTGCTCCAGAGAAAAACGGCCTCACCTTGAATCCCTGCTGGAGCGCCTACAGGTGGTGACATTGCTGCTCAGACTATCAAAGGACATGAAGCTGATCAGCACCAGGCAGTTTGCTCAGACAGTCGAATTAACCGACCAGATTGGCCGTCAGGCATCAGGTTGGATGAAATCTACATCGTCGCCTGCTGCATAGCCGTCACGGCGGCTATGTCCGTGCGAATTATCTGGTTGTGCCCCTGGGGATTTTCCCACGGTTATGCGCCAACAGCGAAACCATTGGGACCGTTTTCAAAAGGTCGCGGCGCAGTCACACAGCAGATCGGCATAGCCTTCCGCTGCGCGACGTGAAAGCACAACATAACGCTTCTTACTCAAACAACGCTTGGATCGTGAATTTCAACAATGGAAACCAGAACAACAACAATAAGAACAACAATAACGGGGTTCGGGCAGTCCGCAGATCATAGCGATGTAGATCTGACTGTAGATGAATTGCTGTGCGCCTACTACGATTGCCGTCGGAATAAGCGCAATACCATCAATGCACTGAAATTCGAGGCAAACCTGGAGCGCAATATCATGGCGCTGTATCGCGAGCTGATGGACGGCACTTATCGCCCGGGTGTCTCCATCTGCTTTGTAGTTACCAGACCCAAGCCGCGCGAAGTTTGGGCGGCCGATTTCCGCGACAGAGTCGTGCACCATCTTCTTTATAACAGGATTGCCGACAGATTCTATCGCAGTTTCATAACAGACACCTGTGCATGCATTCCGGGTCGCGGCACTCTCTATGGTGCAACCAGGCTGGAGCATAAAATCAGAAGCATCACCCATAACTGGTCCCGCCGTGCCTTCTATCTGAAACTCGATCTGGCAAACTTCTTTGTGAGCATCAATAAGCACATTCTCCGGGACCTGTTGGCCAAGAAAATAGAAGAACCATGGGTAATGCACCTGGCAGAAACCATACTGTTTCATGACCCTAGAGAGAATGTCCGCATAAAAGGCTCCTCTGGGTTGCTATCACTGATACCGCCATACAAAAGCCTGTTCAATCAACCCGATCATCTTGGCCTGCCGATCGGCAATCTCAGCAGCCAATTCTTTGCAAACGTTTATTTGAACCCAGTTGATCAGTACATCAAACATCAGATCAGGGCACATCATTATGTCCGGTATGTCGACGATATGGTGCTGTTGCATGAATCTCCGGAATGGTTGAGTCAAGCCGCAAGACAAATTGGAGAGTTTGTTTCGTCGCGCCTTGATATGTCGCTGAACCCACGAAAAACTATAATTCAGCCCATTGATAGGGGCGTTGACTTTGTTGGCCAAGTTATTAAGCCATGGCGCCGTGTTTTGCGCCGCACAACTCTTGAAAACGCCATGAACCAGCTCAATGTAAAACGCGGAGAAGATTTTTTCAGGAGCACCAACAGCTATCTGGGGTTACTGAGGCAGTCTGAGCATAGTCATATTGCCCGGGCGCATCTGGCAAGGCTTGCAATGCGGCATGGTCATTGTGTGGATGGAAAGTTTAGGAAGGTATTCAGAAGATCGGGACACCCAACTTACCTTAATTATGGGGGATAATCTGGCGGTCTTGTCCCCCTCTGCGCAGATAATATATGCGTAGAACAAATTAAGGGGGTGAGTATGTTTCTATTTGTTGCGATTGTAGTGTTCTTTTGGTTGGCTGGCATTGTTGTCGGGCTTGATGTCCCGGCCAGTTTCAAGGCAAAAATCTTGGCATTGGTAGTTGCTTTAGTGGCTTCGATCCTTGCCGACAGGTAGAGCCAGGTTATCCCCACCGCATGTTGATATCTGTGTAGTGGGGATACCAAAACCACTTAAAATCATGTTGGAAAAGTTAGTTTGATGAAGTTTTGAGCAACCGAAGTGTCAAGGAAAAAGAGAAATGAGCGATACTCACAGCGAATACCTCCTAAAAATCCTCCAGTCTACACGTGATGCCGCCACGGCAAACCCTACTGCTGCCAATATTGCCGCCGCAGAGAAAGCCAAGCGCGCCCTGGATGAGCATGTGGAATCATCTTCTGGGACGTCTGACCGTTTCCCTACTCAAACTGCCGCTTTGGAATACCTGCAGCGCAAATGGCAGATTGAAAAATCCAAACTTTCAAAAGACGTGGCTGCCGGCCGGGTGCCCAAGAAAGACGGCCACTTTTCTGCCCGTGATCTTGATTTCTACGCTGAAGCCGTAAAGCTAAAACCCAAAACCATTGAAGCTACTCCGGTTGCCGATGGTTCGGAACGCCTCAAGTCTGCCATGGCTGAAGAACGTGAATTGAAAGTCAAGCAGCTCAAAGGCGAACTGATCGACGCTGCCGAAGAGGAGGCACGCGATGCCAGGCTCTGGTTTGCAATCCGCAATGATCTGGAAAACAGTTCCACAGTGATCGCAAATGAGATGTTCAACCGCATTGCCAGTCTGGACCTGCCGACAGAAATTGTTGAGCGCATTGAGGCAATCAAGCCGGAAATCCGCATTGCTTTTGAAGACACCCTGGCGGAAGTGTTTGACCGCTACGCTAGGGATGGAGGGGTTGAGGCTTGATCACTGCTGCTTCAAATACTGCTGCCAACTTCATCCCTCTCCGCCCTGCGGAAATCCGTGTTTTCCGCAAGCGCAAGCGCCTGCCCGGCCCCGCATGGGCTGAAAAGAATATCTATGTCCCGCAAGGCTCGCGCAAGGGCTTGTATCGCAACAGCAACAACCCAGCCATGTATGGCGTGCTGGACTGGGCAACCCGCTACTATGTCCGCACCATAGTCATGGCCAAGGGCATCCAGGTCGGCGGCACTCTCACCTTTTATAGCCTGTTACTGCGTGAAGCGGAATATTCCGCCGATTCTGCGCTGATCGTCATGGCTGATGAGCGCTCGGTCAAGAAACTGAGCAAAAAGCGCCTGCAGCCGATGATTGATAAAAGCGCTGCTCTTTCTACCCTAAAAAGCTCTGACCCCAATGACACCAGCATATACAGCATTACCCTGGGTAATGGTTTTGTCATAGATATCGGCTGGGCATCGTCCGAGATGTCGGTATCATCCGAGTCATACCGTCTTGTGCTGATGGATGAAATTTCGAAGTATAAAACGACCGGCAATATTGAAGACGCCAAGGCTCGTACAACCGTTTACCCCGACACCCACAAGCTGTTCATCTGGTCATCACCTGGCATAGACACGGATGATCCGGAAAACCGTGACCCGCTGATGGTTGAAGCGGAAAATTGCGACACCATGCTTGACTATCATGTGGTTTGCCCTGACTGCGGTGCTGAACAGGTGATGGTCTTCGAAAACTTCCACTGGCCTGAACAGCTGAACCTGGATGGAACTGTCGGCGCTGCCGATCCGAAAGCGATCCGCCGCAACCGTTCCGCATATTATGAGTGCCCACACTGCAAAAGCCGGTGGAATGACTATAGGCGCGACAAGATAGTCCTGGCTGCCATGAAAAACGGCTGGAAGCCAAGTGATCCGGATGCTCCGGAATTCCCGCGCTCGGTATATTTTCACTTTCCTTCCTGGTTGTCGCCGTATGTTTCATTGTCGGATGTGGTTGCCGATTGGCTTGAGGCCCAGGGAGACGAAGAGAAGCTCCGCAAATGGTACAACCGACATGCAGCGGTAAGCTACAACGTTGCAAAAGTCACGGCGCCGGAACTTTCCGCCCTGGCTGAACGTGCTGAGGCTTACAGCGCTGACATACCGATGGATGCGGCCATACTTACCGCGGGTGTTGACGTGCAGCAGGATCGCATAGAGATCGAGGTTGTCGGTTGGGGAATTGGTAACCAATCCTGGGGTATTGAAAACAACATCTTTTATGGTGATCCGCGCCTGCCTGATGTCTGGAACCAGCTTGATACATATTTGATGAAGCGCTGGACCCATGAAAGCGGGGTAGAGTTGGGATTATCCAGAACATTCATCGATTCCGGTTACTGCACATCCCATGTCTATAAATTCACGGCCCCGCGCAAGGCGCGCAATATCTACGCCATCAAGGGCGCATCAGCACATGATGCTCCGGAAGTTCTGGGGCCGACACGGCAGCGGATCGGCAATGCCCGGGCGGAAGTATTTGTATTGGGTGGCAATAAGTTAAAATCCACTATGTTCGGCTATTTTGACCTGCAGCAGCTTGGCCCCGGCTATTGTCATCTACCAACGACGTATGATGCCAGCTGGTATGAGCAGCTGCAGACAGAACATCTGGTCAGCAAGCGTATTGGCGGCAAGCCCGCTCAGGTTTGGGAAAAGAAAAAGGCCAATCTCCGCAATGAGGCAATCGACAAGCGCCAGTATGCCCTGGCGGCTCTGATGAGCATGCGCGTTGATATCAAGGGGATACTGGCTGGCCTGAAAGCAGCCACAGAGAAACCAAAAGCTAAGGCAATTAACAATAATAATATGAGCGAATCTGTCGGACGCAGTAGACCTGGCTGGTTCAACAACAGGAGGTAGCATGCATAGAGAGTCGGTGGTAAGAATCCGTAGCGCCAATAGTCGCCCGGCCTGCAACGTTGAGAGAGCGCGTGAACTTCTGGGGGATTGCAGCAGGCAGCATGTGTACAATCTATTCAACCGCGGTGCCATTGTTGGCTTTTTTATTGGCTCCAACCGGGGTTTGAGGCTATATATTGATTCTATTGAACGTTATAAACAGCAGCAAAGTGGCGAAGCTTTGATTGCGGATGGTTATCATCATGAATAAAAATAGAGAGTATGTTGGTTTTGGTGAGGTCAGAGAAACATTTACCCCGCTTGCAGAGTGCAAAGGGACTATCACTCCTCAATATCAGCCGTTATTGAAATGGACATCCGACAGGCCGACAATTGAGGGATTCTATTGGGTAAAAGACTGGAGAAACACCCCTGAAATAGTCTATTTTTTAGACGATCGGCATATTGCCTCTATGGCCAATGAAGACATTGGCGCGATAAAAGATTATCAGGATTATGAATGGGCCGGACCGCTTGAGCCGCCGAAAGGGTAATTATGGATAACAATAGAGTAAAAATCATTTCTCTTGATGAGTGTAAAGCAACTGTCACGCCTCACAATAAATATGAGATTGCCTGTAAGGAGTTTTTAAAAGGATGCAGCTGTTCTTCTGTGGGGAATCCTGGAGAATGCCCAGAATGTGTAAAAGCGTTTTTTGATCATATTCGGGGATTGGCCGTTGATGAAGGCTACAAAGAACTCGATTTTCATGTAATTAAACCGGCCTCACATCCAGTAGACGTTTTGAAAGAATGTATCCATGCCATTGGTGGGCAAGTTGACACTAGTGTAGAAAAGCAATTGCGACAGATTTGTGATCAAGAGGTTTGCGGATCTTGCGGGTTGCCAATATTGAACTGGACAAAAGATATGCCGACAGTGCCGGGGTGGTATTGGGTAAAAAATAGCCATTTTGGCAAGGGGATAGTTAATGTCTTTTTTAAAAAGAAAGAAATATGGCTTCATAGTGATGAGTCAGATTATCCATTACGACTATCAGTTTATTCGGATAATACAGAATGGGCCGGGCCGCTTGAGCCGCCGAAAGGGTGATCATGAAAAGAGATTGGGATTTGATTAGGGAAATACTTCTTAAGGTTGAAGACACTGATTCCGCAGATGCCGGCATTAAAGCCTCGGATTTTCCGAAACATCCAGAAGAGTTGGTTAATTATAATATACATTTGCTTTACCAGGCTAGCCTTATAGAGGCGATTGACGTTCGAACCTTGTGTGCTCCTCTAGATTATATTGTCATGCGGCTGACATGGTCCGGTCACGAATTTTTAGATTCAATTAGAAGTCAGACTGTTTGGGAGCGCATAACGACATATCTGTCAGAAAAGGGCCTGGCAATCAGTTTTGAGGCAATAAAAGCCACTGCTCCATTAGTTTTGAAGGCGATATTGGGCGGGTGAAACCGCTTCATATAAAATTCGGACAGACTTAATTCTGCCTATCAGTTTTTTTATAAAACTAAAATATTTTGTCCACCACGTCCACCTTGTCCACCACGTAAATGACATGTGGCTGTCATCATGTAACGATGGCAGCCATGTCAAGCATCTATGATTCCCTTGAAGAACTGAATACCGATATCGCGGCTTGCAAACAGGCAATCCGCGACCTCATGCTTGGTAAAACTACCGAGTACAATGGCCGGAAATGGCAGGCTGAAAACCTGGACCAGCTCCGCGCCCATCTCAATTTCCTCGCCGTCGAAAAAAACAAGTTTAACCGCACAGCGGCTCCAGTCTCCGTGATTGGGAGGCCGTCCCGATGAAAAAGCCCTCCATTAAAATGAACATCATTGACCGGGCTATCGGCTACTTAAGCCCTGAAGCTGGTTTAAAGCGTGTTCGCGCAAGGGCTGGTCTTGATTTTGTTGCCGGCAGTGTTTCTCGCACTGGCGCGGGCAAAAAAGGCACGCTGGGAAATTGGCTGGTCAAGCGGCTTAACAGATTCAATGAAGGGTATGAACGCGAACGCTTGACTGACCGTTCCGAAGACCTGATTGCAAATAATCCGCATGCAGCCAGCATCGTAGACAGCACTGCTACCAATATCGTGGGCGGTTCCGGCCTCACCCCTCAATCCAAAATACCTTACGAGATGCTTGGCATTACCGAAGACCAAGCCAAAATCATACAAAAGCAGGCTGAATGGGCGTTTTATGAATGGTCACGCGAGGCTGATGCCGAAGGGGTCAATCATTTTGTAGACATAACCTGGCAGATGATTCGGTCCTTCTTTGGCCGGGGTGAATATCTCGCGCTGCCGGTTTATCCCAAAACACCAGGCCGCACATTTGGCTTGGCGATCCAGACTATTGACAGCCGCCGCTTGCGTACTCCGTTTGACAAATTCAGTGATACTAGTGTCCGCGATGGTATCCGGTTAGGTCCTTGTGGAGAGCGCCTACTTTACTACATCGCTGATCCTGATGATGGCAATCTGACTACTACCCTCAACAGCACCAAATTTCAGGAAATTCTGCCCAAGCGAGACTTCAGACCCAACATCTTCCATGGCTTTCATTCCAAGGAAGCTGAACAGGTGCGCGGGGTCTCGGTGCTTGCCCCTGCACTCAAAACCTTCAGGGACTTTGACGACTACTTTGATTTCGAGTTGGTCGGGGCAATTCTGGCTTCCAGCTTTCCTGTGTTCATAGAAACGCCCGAAGGGGAAAACCCTGAAGCATATACAGGGGCGACTAGCGAAGCGGGAAACCTTATCAAAGAAGTTTCTCCTGGTGCTGTCACTTACGGCTCTCTTGGGCAGAAGCCGCATATTCTTAAAAACGAACGTCCTGGCGCTTCATTCCCTGTGTTTGTTGAAACTCTTCTCCGGGCAGTTGGAGCTGCTGCCGGTCTTCCTTATGAAATCGTTGCCAAGGATTTCAGCAAAACCAATTACAGCAGCGCCCGCGCTTCACTCCTGGAAGCATGGCGGCTGTTCAACCAGTATCAGGTATGGCTGATAAATCACTTCTGTCAGCCGGTATGGGAAATGGTTTTTGAAGAGGCCTGGCTGATGGGCAAGATTGTGCTGCCGTCATCAGCGCCTGACTTTTATAAGGCGCGCATGCTCTGGACAAACGCAAGCTGGACTCCTCCAAAGCGCGGCTGGATTGATCCGGTCAAAGAGGTCGCCGCCGGCAAAGAGGCCTTGATCAGCAACATGAGCACCCTGGCTGATTGGTATAGCGAGCAAGGAAAAGACTGGGAAGAGGAATTGCGGCAAATCTCGCGTGAACGCACCTTGATGAAAGAACTTGACCTGTCAATGGCAGACCTTCCGGGCTTTGATCTAAAAGCGCTGGCGACCCAGCCTGAGAAATAGGAGAGCACATGCCAACCATTATCGACATTGTAAGCGGTCCTTGGGCGATCCTGCCCGACAGGCTGATAGAAATCCGCAGCATATACTCTACGCATCTTCGTGGTGAAAAAATCAGTATTCCTGACGTAGAGGCAAAGCTGGGCAGGAAACTTGATAACCGTTACCAGGGGTTTCAGGTCCAGGACGGGGTTGCAATCATCCCTATCGATGGTGCAATTGCCAAAAAGATGAACCTGTTTAGCCAGATCAGCGGGGGCGCATCTACCCAGCTTATTCAGCGCGATCTGGAGCAGGCCCTTAATGATCCCAAAATCAAAGGCATCATTCTACAGATTGACTCCCCTGGCGGCACTGTAGACGGCACATCGGAGTTGGCGGATTTCATATTCCAGTCACGCGGGCAAAAGCCATTAATTGCCTACAGTGACGGGATGATCTGCAGCGCTGCATACTGGATCGCATCTGCTGCAGACAGCATTTTCATCAGCGGTTCAACAAACAATATCGGCTCCATCGGGGTGGTAGCATCGCATAGAGACTATTCCGGGTACGAAAAAGGCGCAGGCGTTAAGACCACGGAAATCACGGCCGGAAAATACAAGCGCATCAGCAGCCAGTATGAGCCGTTGTCAGATGAGGGCCGGGCAGATATCCAGGATAAGGTTGATGCGCTGTATGGAGTTTTTGTTGATGCCGTTGCCCGTAACCGCGGCGTCAGTACCAAAACTGTTTTGAATGATATGGCCGATGGCCGTGTGTTTATTGGTCAGCAGGCAATCAGCAACGGATTGGTGGACGGTGTTTCCACTCTTGATGAGCTGATTGACAAGATCGCCGCCGGTGTACCGGTTGGCGGCAATAAAAAGCAAAGCTCTGCCGGTGTTGCAGAGAACAAAATTGTAGAGGAGTCAATCATGGATAAAGAACAACTTAAAGCGCAGCATCCGGAACTTTACGAATCAGTTTTGGCTGAGGGTAAAGCTCTGGCGGCTGCAGAAGCAGAAACAAAATCCAAAGAAGCGGTAGCAGAAGAGAACAGTCGCATCATCGCCCTGGCCGGTGCATGCCTGGGTGAAGATGTAGCGTCCAAGTTTTCTACTATCGTCTCTGCCGGTCTGAGTGTCGACCAGGTTAAAGCTTTGGGAATCAAGGCGGGTGCAACATCTGCAGTCGGAGACGCTGAAGGTAGGCAGGAAATTCTGAACGCGCTAAAAGACGGCGGTCAGCAGCCGGTTGGCAAAGTAAAAGTCGAAGATGAAGCAAAAGAAGACTTTGACAAGCTTGTGGCTGATCACCAGGAAAAACACCAGTGCAGTCGCACTGATGCGCTGAGGGCGGTTTCGGCTGCCAACCCTGGAGCACATGCTGCCTGGCTTGAAAAGAACAAGCAATAACTCGCTCCGGCGAACAAACCATTACGGAGGAATGGATCATGGTTAGAACCGCAATTAAAACTTTTACCGCCGGGGCCGCATTCCTGGCACACGCCCTGGTGAAACTTTCCAGCGGCAAGGTTATCGAAAACACAGCCACTGCAACAGATGATCCGATTGGTGTTGCTGAGTATGAAGCTGCTGCCGATGGTGATGTTGTTGCTGTACGTCTGCTCAATACGGAAGGAACCGTTGAGATGGTAGCGGCTGGAGCAATCACGTCCGGAGTTGAGGTTTATGCTGCCGCAGACGGGAAAATCCAGGCTCTGCCAGCCGGGGCCGGTACCTACCGCAAGATAGGAATTGCACTGGAAGCCGCCACCGCTGATGGCGAAATCATTGAAGTGCTGCCTTACGATTATCAGGCCACTACCACAGTCTCCGGCTAAGCCTTGAGCCATCTGGTTGTTAAAGAAAACCATAAACAGATCTGAAAGGAGATCGTAATCATGCCAAGAATCAAATCCGGCGCCGTCCTTCGACAGGACCTTGGACAGGTAGCCTATGAATATGCGCTTGAAGCCTCACTTAGGGGGCTGATCGGCTTGACCCTGCTGCCAATTTTTGAAACACCGGTGCAGACGTCAAACTACCCGGTAATCACCAAGGAAAGCCTCCTGGCCCTTCCTGATACCAAGCGCGCAGCGCGTTCCGCATATGGCCGTTCCGATTGGGAATTCGACGACGGGAGCTTTGCTTGTAAAGAGTTCGGCTGGGAAGAACCTGTGGACGATACCGAGGCCGCGCTTTACCGCAACTTCTTTGATGCTGAGGTTGTCGCAACTCAGCGGGCAACCAGTATTCTTCTCCGCAATCAGGAGAAGCGCATTGCTGACAAGCTGACCAGCACCAGCACCTTCGGCACTCATAACGTCAGTGTCAAATGGGATGTGCCTGCAACTGCGGTTCCTAAAACCGATGTCCGCGATGCAAAGCAGACCTTGTTGAATGCTACGGGGCTTGAAGCCAATGCCTTCATCTGCTCCAAAACCACTTTTGACAACATCCTGATGACTGCCCAGTTCCTGGAAGCAACCAAATATACCAATGCAGCCCTTCTGGAAACTTTTGAAGTGCAAAAAAAGCTGGTTGCGCTTTTCCTGGGGGTTGATCAGGTGCTTGTTGGTAACGCCATCTACAATGGCGGTAAAAAGGGCGGCACATTCTCGGCAACGGCAATCTGGCCGGATGCAAAAGGTATCGTGGCACGCATTGCTACAGAGCCGCAGAACCTGAAAGAAGCCTGCGTTGGCCGCACCTTCCTCTGGACGGAAGACAGCCCGCAAAATCTGGTTACCGAGCAGTATCGTGAAGACCAGACCCGCAGCGACGTGTACCGCGTGCGCCACAATGTGGATGAGTGCTTTGTTTTCCAGGGCGCTGCATACTTGATGAGTGGCCTCAAGTAGTGAGTTGGAATTCTGCAATACAGCGGGCTAATAGCAATCAGCTCGCATTCTACGGCACTCCGGCTGTCATATCGCAGCCGGAGGAGCTGGATAAATCGGTAAAAGCAATCTTTGACCGAAACAGCCTTGGCGAAATGGGTGTGCTGACGGATAAGCCCCAGGCCGCCATCCTCTCCGCCGATCTGGACGGGGTTGATCTGAAGACCGCCACCATAACGATCGGCGGTACCACTTATAAAATGTCAAAACCGCTGCCTGATGATGCCGGTCTGACAACAGTAATGCTGACCAGGAGTTGATGTGGCTACCAAGCGCAAAAGCATACTTGATGATCTGTTGACCCGCTTTCGCTCCATCAAAAAAACCAACGGGTATGCAACCGACATCGTAACCGTTGAGCGGCATCGTGACACCGACGAAAACCCGTTTGATCTGTCTGAGGTCTGGGCGGTCAACGTGCGTGATGGCGTTGCCTCGGTAGATCATATGGTCAGCGATGATGAGCATCACCTGCCGGTGGTGCTGGATATCGTCACAACATCTCGGGCCACGGTAACTGAAATAGAAAACGCCATTGCCGATGTTACCCGTTGCATCGATCTACACAACGACTGGGGAAGCAATGCAGACGGCACTACCGTTGAGTCTCACGGCATTGATCGCGCCCAGGTTGGCGAAATCGTGTTTGCTGCATCTGTTGAGATCACTATCCACTACACAACCGACAAGGGGAAAATCTGATGAGAACTGCCGGAATGCCCGATGAAGGCTGCGGAACCTGCGCTGAACACAGTGGAATCAAGTCGCGCAACTCTTTGATCGTCTGGCTGTTGGGCATCCTGATCAGCCTGATCGTGGTGTTGGGAACGGCTCTCTATAACAGCCTGTCTGAAATCAAAACTACGGTCGGTACAGTGGCATACCGGTTTAAAGTCGGCGAAGACTTCGACGCCAAAATGGAAACCAGAATCAACCAGCTCGAAAGCCGTATGCGCGAGCTGGAACTGGCATCGAGGAAATAATGGCCTTCTACTGCGCGGTATTAAGGCAGTATGGCCACCACGGAAAATCCGAGGCATGCAAGCGCTGCCCGCACAACCCAAACCTTAAGAAAGGTAATTGATATGAATCTGGTACCGGTTCTTACAAAAGTGATTACTCAAAACGAAATCGGCGGCAATGCCGGTCTTATATATAAATTTTCCGATGCTGACGGCCTTCGCACCGGCAAGTCAGGTTATTCATTCGGAGTCTGCCAGTTCGACATCATGAACAACTCTGTCGCAATCCTTTGCCTTAAGGAATGCGGTTTCGCTGCTGACGAAATTGCCGCCCTGAAAAAGCAGAACTGCAGTATCGCGCAGCTCAATGCCAAGCTGCTGGCCCATAAAGAGATCGTTGATAAATACGACTCCAAACAGATCGCCGGTTGTATCAACTGGATCAGCAGCCTTGTGGATGCCGGCGGCTTTAAGTTTGCCGATGACACGGCCTTTATCATGGCCTGTGATTACCATAATCAGTTCTATGCATCAAAGGGCGGCAAGTTCTTTACATTCTGCCGGCAGCTGGGCAAGCCGGTCACGGCGGCAGACATTCTGCGTTACAAACTGGGCACCATCTGGGGCAAGAAACGGCCTGATGATGTTGATCGCAGGTACAAGACAGTAATCAAGGTTATGGCAGGCATATAACGGCTTAACGGCCACAAGGAAAGGAAAGTCAATTATGAAAAAAACATTATTTGTAATGTTCATGTTGTTTGCATCTGTCCTATTGTTTGGAGCAATTGCATTTGCTGCTGATCCTGTTACTGCGGCGGTGCCGCCGGATGTAGGTTCCCTGGCCTGGTTTATCGCAAATATCAACCCTCTGGCTGCTATAGCAACAACCATTCTGCTGGCAGTATCCGAGCTGTTGTCTCTCACCGGCGCCACCAAGGCCAACGGAGTTATCCAGCTGATCATCAATCTGCTCAAGGCGCTGACCGGCCAAAAATCAGACAACAGCCAGTCAGGGTTTGTCGGTATCAGGCTGCTGGCCTCAATGCTGATCATCTCGTTTGCCTTTGCACTGCTGTCCGGTTGCGCAACTACCGGCACGGCAACCCCTGCAGCAAATGACAGCCCTGTGATCCTGGCCGGGAAGTCGCTGCTTACCGTCAAGGCTACAATCACCACGGCGGCAAAAGCGACAGATGCCCTCTGCCAGGCAGGCAAGATCAGCACCGACAAATGCGTAATGGCCAAGGATGCTTATGTCCAGGCCAAAACAGCATATGATTCCGCGGTTGATGCCTATCTGCTTTTGACTCAGGGGGGTGATCCGGCGAAGTTTGCCGATTCTTTACAGCGCTGCCAGAACATTGCCGGGGTTTTCCTGAAACTGGCTGAAAGCAAATAATAACGGCCCGCGGAATACGGACACGCACAACGGAGGTTTTATGTCACCTGCAGCAATCGCACAACTTGCCATCATCCTTGCCCCCCTGGTCAAAGACCTGGTTGTGGAAGGATCCAAACTGGCGGCAACATTCAAGGAAGATATCTCTCAGGATGATCTGAACAAGGCGCTGGAGCTGTCAAAGTCAAGCTCATGGCCTGATCTGACATTTGGGCGGCAGGGATAGCCAAATGGATGAAATTGACCGCGCACAATCGTATCAGGAAGAGTTCCAGGCGGATGCGCTGCGCAATCATCAGCGCAAATTATCGGGCCAGCCGTCTGGATCCAGAACCCACTGCGAAGAGTGCGGAGAAGAAATACCGCTTAAACGGCGTGAGCTGGTGCCAAATTGCCGCCTGTGCATCGCCTGCCAGACAGAAGAGGAAATACGTTTACGGAGGGCAGTTCAATGAAAATCAAGTTTACGGAGCATCGCGAGCTGGCGGGCGGGAAAACGGTTAAACCTGGAGATGAGTTTGAGTCTCCCCGGGATGGCTCTGACGACCTGCTGCAAGCTTATATCAACAACGGTATAGCCGTTGATGTTTCCAGCCCCCAGTCCCCAGTCCCAAGTTCCAAGAAGGAGGTGAAACCAGATGAGCACTAAACAGTATATGGCGCTCTGCCGTCAGACGGCAAGGAACGCGTTTCCTGAATCTCCGGCATTCAAGTTTTACAAGGTCAAGGGCAAGCTGGACCCATCGCCGGAATTCAAAGAAGAGGCCACCCGTGAATGGGCTGGTCAGGATTTCGCCCAGGGCGACACGGAGCATTCACGCACATCCACATCGTGGAAATATGACTGGGAATCCCGGCTGTATCCGTCGGTAGAGCTGGCAATGCTGATTGAGTTCCTATTCGGTTATGCATCTGCAGAAGCGACTGTAGACACTACCGGCAAAAAGGTCATGTTCTACAGCGTATCCGATATGTTCGAGTCTGGATCGCCGCTGGGTGATGGCGCAATTACTCTGCTGCCGCACACTAATAAGCCCGGATCTGCAACTACAACATGCCAGCGCTTTATTGGCGGCCGCATCAAGGATGGAGAGCTGGCATTCAAGGGCGGAGAAGACGCCATCATGAAACTGGGCTTTATGGGTGGCCCCTGGATATCCGCTCCGGAACTGGCAGAAGTTGCAGGCATGTCGTTCCCGGCCTCCAAAAAGATCAAATCCGGCAACCTGACATGCTTCCTCGGTTCTGGCGCAACTCTCACGGGCACGGCACCGCTTTATACTGACATTGCCGCCGGCAGCATGCCGCAATTCATGCCTGACGATTTGACGCTCAAGATCGATCCGGGCGTTGATGACAAATACAAAATGAATGGTGAAGAGGGGCCCAGCGTTACCGAGCGCACCGGTTCCATCAAAATTACCGCCGAGTACACCATAGATTTTTCCGATCCATCATCTGGCTGGTCCAGTTACGACGCATGGAAAGCTTACTACTCCGGCATTGAGTATGCTCCGTTGCTGCTGAAAATGGATAGCGGCGAACTGTGCGGATCCGTCAGCGAAACCAGAAAGCTGCTCATATATATCCCGAAGATGAAAATCAGCTGTGAGCCTGTCGATCGCAAAAACGACGGGAGCAAGGCAAAGATCAAGTTCAAGCTGGAAAGCCTTGTCGATGCATCTATCGGCTACGCGGCATTTGCAAAGCTGGTCTACTAAATCAGGGACGCGGGACCGGGGACGCAGGACTGGCAAATGCCTTTCCCGGTCCCTGGTACCCAGTTCCATATCCCGGAGTTATCAATGAAAGTCAAAAGCAAAAGCCATGTTTACCATTATCTTCCAAATTTTCTGAACAATCGTCAATTGCCGGCGGCGGAGCAAATTGTTGTAAAGCTGAAGGTGATCTCTACAACTGAGTCCGACGATTACCAGCATGACGTCATCATAAATAACCGTTCGTTTGCCCCGGATAAGGCCCAGGAGCTGAATGAAAAGCGTTTCCAGAAACTGGTCACTGAAAAGTTCGTCGGTATTGAGGGACTTGAGATAGAAGGGCTGGAAGGCAAAGAGCTGGACTTCGATACATTCTACAGCGAAGCACCGCCCGAAATTGTTGGCGAGGTGCTCAAGGCAATCCGATCTGCTGAAATGCTTTCCGCGGGTGAACAAAAAAACTTCGTGCCGGAGTCAGATTCTCTCTGATCTGCTCCGGCTCACGACTGAATTACAAATGTTCAGAATGTTCTGATGATGACCGCGAGAGCCGTAATTGCGGCAACCGCAAGAAGCTGCTGTATGAAATTCTGGAAGGTGATGAGTGGAACAAGGTTCCGGTTTCGTATCACCAACATACAGTTCTCAAGATTGACAAAACCAAGTTCTTTTCCTGCCCGTTGTGCGCGATCACCGCTGACACATGGGATCTGATCAAGACTGTAAATCTGTGTATCGGTTCAAAAGGTGACATCCTGCACCTGCCTGAACCGGAATTTTCCATACTTGATCAGTCGCCGCGCTTTTTGGAGGCGGTTCAGATAGTCCGGCAGGAACGCAATAGCGACTGGTATCACGACGAATTGAAACAACAGGCAAAGGCCGCTGCCAATACAGAGGATTCCAATGGCTGATAAAGAAGTCCGGTCAAAACTAATACTCGAAGGCGAAAACCGCGATCTGCTGGCCACGCTGGACAAGTCCAAGTCGGAGTTTTCCGGCATGGTCAACAGCATGCAGAGCAATGTCGGGCTGATTTCGGAATCATTCAAGTCCCTGGGTGGCGTGGTCGGCGTGGTGATGGGTGCCATGGCCGCCGGGGCGGTAGTAGAACGGGCAATCGAAAAGACCAAAGAAGTTGCAAACGAGGTCTTGAGCCTTAAAAAGGCTTTCGGCATCACGGCTGAGGAAGCCTCTGTACTTCGTATTGCCCTTGACGACAGTTTTGTCTCCTCAGAGAAAGCGATTGCGGCATCAGACCGCTTGACCCGCACGTCGCTAAACAACTCTGAGGCATTCAAAAAGCTGGGCATTGATGTCAAGGGCAGTGACGGCCACCTTAAAGACTCGCTGACCCTGATGACTGAGGTCAACGACTACCTGTTGACGCTGAAAGAAGGCAAAGAGCGTGATACTGCCGCCATGTCGGTTTATGGCAAAGGCTGGCGCGAATTGTCTGATGTGCTGCGCTTTAACACAGCCGCCATGGATGAGGCCAGGGACCGCGCTGAAAAGCTGAACCTGATCTTTGGCGAAGAGAAGCTTGCCCAGGTCAAGGCCTACAAGATGGCCATGAAGGATCTGGACGACGTTACCGAATCGCTCCAGGTGCAATTGGGCAATGCTTTGCTGCCGACAGTCACTGAGCTGGCAGTTGCGTTTGGGGATGCCGGTGTCAAGGCTGCCAACTTCTTTGGTGATGCCCTGTCCAGGGGATTGAAAACAACCCGAGAGCTGGCGATCAACATGCGGCTGATCGGAGAGCTGGCATCCATCAAAATGGATGGCGGCGTTTTTTATGATTCTCCGGAAAAAACCGCCGAGCTTGCAAACCGCCGTGCTGCAGCCATTGCCAAATATAAAGAGGAAATGGCGGCGCTTACAAACCCGAGCAGCCATACACCGGCAGAACCGGAAAAACGTGCCGGCGGATATGCGCCTGATGGGTTAGGTAGAAAAAAAAGCGATAACTCAGATTTGCTTTGGGCTGCTGCTCAGGCCAAAAGGCTGGAGTATCAGCACTCATTTTCTCTCCAACAGTCCGCAATAGTCAAAATAGGCATAGCAAGAGACCAGGAACTGCTAAGGGAAGATTATGCATGGGGACTGGTTGCTGAGCAGAAATACCTGTCAGAAAAACTCGCCTTAACCCAAAAGGGGCTTGATGAGGAAATCAAATTAAAAAAAGAAGAAATTGAAAGATATCAAAAGGCTGTCAAAGAGCATGCCGGCGGGAATGATCCTAAAAGCACTACGGCATATTATGAAGCATTGAAAAAGCGAACTGATGCCGAAACGCAGCTAAAAGAGCTGGAAGGCAAGCTGAACCTGGAGCAGCTTAAGGGAAGAGATGAGCTAAAGAAAGCTGAGTATGAAAGGCTGGAAAGAATAAATGAGACAAATGCCAAGCTTCTGGATCTGGCCGAGCGTTATGAAGATGCTGCCAAGGCCCGCTGGAAATTTGAGCAGGCGTCACCCAAGTTTAAAGGTCTGACTGACGAAGAAAAACTCTTAAAAACCCGCCAGGCCCAAACAACTATAGGCTCTGCACAACGAAAAGAAACCCAGTCAAATTTTTACGGCATTGCTTCAGCGAACATTTCCACATATGGCGGCGGCGGTTATGTCGGCCAAATGTTTTCCGGCCAGTCAGCATACAACAACCGCCTGGCAGAACTTAAAAGCCTTAAAGAACAGGAACTGCTTACTGAGGCACAATATCAGCAGAAGTCCCTGCAGGCCGAAGAACAATTTCAGGCCCAGAAAACCAACATGATGCTGGACGCTGCAAGCCAGGCGACATCTATCATGGCCAAGGCGTTTGGTGACAGCAAAGAGGCGCAGATTGCGGCACTGGTAATGGAAAAATCAATTGCCGTTGCCAGAATCATGATTAGCACTGAAATTGCCGCCGCCGGTGTCAAGGCTGCTTATGCCGCTGTACCTGGTGGCCTGGCAATAGCCGCGGCTCAGGAAGCCACCATCAGGGCAATGTCTTATGTTTCCATGGGCCTTGTATTGGCCAGCGGCATTGTGGAAGGTGTGCAGATTGCCGGCAAACGCGAACATGGCGGCGGTGTAGAAGCTGGCAAATCCTACATTGTTGGCGAGAAGCGGGCAGAGGTGCTGACCATGGGTCGGGATCCCGGCTATATCACTCCGTATGTTCCTTCGGGCAACTCTGCAAATGTCAACCAGGTCATACGTATCGATGCGCGTGGCGCGGATGCCGGAGTAGAAGCAAAAATCAGATCTGCAATGCGACAGGCAAAAGACCAGGCAAAAGCGGAAATCTATGCTTCGATGAATCGCGCTGGGAAATTTGCTACAGCGTCCGGGAGAATATAAATGAATATCTTAAACTTCCCCTCACTGTATACGGCCCCGAATACATGTACGTTTTCTCTTGTGGCAAATACCCAGATATTTGAATCACCTTTGAATAGAACCATTCAGACCGTTGAACTGCCTGGTGCCCGGTGGGTTGTAAAGGTTGGGTGGAATGGATTAACCAAGGCGGACGCAAGGCAGGTAAAAGCATGGCTGGCCAAATTGCGGGGAATGTCCGGAAGGTTCTATTTTTGGGATGTAAGCCACGAGTCTCCATCAGGGACTGCTTTAGGTTCCCCGCTTGTAAAGGGGGCTGGCCAAAGCGGCTGTTCGCTGTTGACCGATGGATGGGATGCATCTCAGTCCGCTCTGTTGCTGCCGGGCGACTATATCGGAGTTGGCGGCGAGCTTAAAATCATCACTGATACAATAGCCAGTGATGCCAGTGGTAACGCAACGCTTGTGTTTGAACCGCCTATCAGGACAAGCCCTGGTGATAATACGCAGATTATTATCAGTCAGCCAAAATGTGTGATGCGGCTAAAGAGCGATGAAGAGGATCAGATATCATTTGAGCCGCCAAAGCCACCCGAGTTTATTTTGGAGTGTGTTGAGGTATTCGCATGACCATCGAACCCAACATGACCAACAGCGTCAGTTTCGATGTCAGATATACGGTCAACCGCAATGGCGTCACCATTGATCTGCCCAATCGCCGCATTCACCTGAAAGGCTGGATGCTGTTGAAGATACTGCCCATGGCTGTGAGGTTTCTATGCGGCAAATGACCCAGGCCGTCATAGACGCGCTGCGGGCCGATAACGTGCCGCTGCTGGTGCTTGTCGAACTCGATTTTGCCAGCGGCATCATTCGGGCCTGCAATGCCGGTTATAACTTCACCTGGAATGGTTATACCTGGACCGGCCTGGGCAACCTGGGCGGGATCAGCGCGGTTTCTGAAGGTGAAGACCTGGAGATGTACGGCTTTACGCTGACTTTATCAGGGATAAAACCGGAATGGATATCAATCGCGATGTCCGCCGAGTATCAGCAGCGTGCGGCAACCATCTGGATGGCGCCGCTGGATACAAACTACAGTCTGTTGAATGACCCGGTGATCATCTTCCGTGGGCGCATGGACACCATGCCGATAGAGCTTGATAAACAATCAACCATCCAGCTGACCGTCGAAAGCCGCCTGGTGGATTGGGAACGGCCCAGGGAAAGCCGCTACAACCACGCAGATCAGACCAGCCGTTATCCGGACGACAAGGGCTTTGAATATGTAGCCCAGATGGCGGAGAAAGAAATTATCTGGGGGCGCGCATGATCGAGATTCGCCCCGTAGATGCAGACATTGTTTTGTCGCCTGAAAACCACTGGCTTTTAACGGCCTATGCCAATGAATCCAAGATCCCGGAGCTGCCTGATTTTAACCCACAGTTGCAGAGCTACAAACAGATGGAGGCTGCCGGAATGCTGCATAGTTACGGGGCCTTCATAGATTCAAAGATGATCGGTTTCGTGTCTGTTTTGACAAATATTGCGCTACACTATGGCGTCAAGTTCGCCATCATCGAATCAATTTTTGTCGATGCAGATTCAAGGCTGACCGGTGCCGGTCTGCGGCTGATCCGTGAAGTTTTCAGGCATGCGAAAAGACAAGGTGCTGCCGGGGTTTTTACGTGCGCACCGTTAAACAGCAAGTATGACAGGGTACTGGGGAAATCAGGTTTTAAGCCGACCAACAGGATATTTTTTAAGAGGGTGTGATGTCAGAACTGATCCTTAAAAACAACATTATCCCCGCCATGACTGATCAAGACTTGCAGAAGGTTACCGAGCTTGAAAACGAGGCGTTCAAGTATCCGCAATTGAGCATAGAAATTCAGCATGTATTCCATGCTGGCATCTATGCCCGCACCGCGATATTGCCGGAGAATACACTGATAACAGGGGCATTGCTTAAAGTGCCGACCATTTTGATTGTAAACGGTGATTGCACCATGTTTGTCGGCAACGAGTCCCGCCGCCTGACCGGATACCATGTATTCAGCGCGGCAGCAGGCAGAAAGCAGGCGTTTGTAGCCCACTCAAGAACAGAACTGACGATGATGTTTGCAACGCAGTCAACAACAGTTGATCAGGTGGAGCAAGAGTTTACGGATGATTTTATGAGGCTTAATTCCAGGAAGGTGCTTGATGTCTAGCGTTGTCACTGCAATAGGGATAGCTGTTGGCGCATCTGCTGCAGCTGCGGCAACTGTGGGAACAATAGTGCTGGTGACTGCAATTGTCATGGTGGCCTCAATCGCCTATTCCATGTACTCGCTGTTCAGCATGAAAACACCTGGCGGCTATTCCAACACTCAATCACTAAAAGACCGCATGCAGGTTGTCAGGTCTCCGGTTGAATCCCGCCGATATATCTATGGCGAAGTCATGGTGTCCGGGCCGCTTATCTTTGCGCATTACTGCGGCAACAACAATACTTACCTGTATCTGGTCATTGCCCTGGCCGGTCACCGTGTTCAGGAAATCGGCGACGTATATCTGGGGGATCGCCTTTCAACAGATGCAAAATATCAAATCACAATACCGGGTACTGCCGAGCAGGGCCATTGGGAAGATAATGGAGAAAGTCAGGTGTGGGTTGTAGATACACCTGCAACACCGGACACAACTCGCAGCCTGGTAACTATTACGAAATATCTGGGCACGGCTGATCAGCAGGCAGACCCGGAGCTGGTATCCGTTACAGGTGGCAAGTGGACGGCAAACCACAGATTGCAGGGTGTCGCTTATCTTGTGGTTAAACTTGAATACAATTCTTCGGCGTTTCCCAATGGGATTCCCAACGTCAAGGCCATTGTTAAGGGCAATAACGAAATCTACGATCCACGCACCGGCCTGACCGGATACACCAATAACTGGGCGCTTTGCATCCGCGACTTTCTGGTCAAAGAATACGGCATCGCCTGCCTTTCTGATGAGATCAACGAAGAACAGGCAATTGCGGCGGCTAATATATGCGACGAAGCGATTGCACTAAATAGAAACCTGGCCTCGTACAGTGATTTTATGACCTGGAGTATTTCCAGTGCGAATATCACCGCTGTAAGCAATCTGCTGACCTTTGCCACGTCTGATGCCGCCACTGCGGCCCCAGGAGTTACTCTGTCCGGTGCGTTTGACGTGCAGGTGAATTTTGCAACAACATCTGTTGATGCCGACACGTGGGGTTGCCAGTTGAGGGTGCTGCGCCCAGGGTATGCCGATTATGTCACGGTTGAGATCGGTTATGAGTCCGGGGCGCGGCGTTATGCCGCTCTGGCATATTACGGAAATGCAGATCATTCAGCCTCAACAGCCACGTCCGACACGGCTGGGAAGCTGCGCTTGACCAGGGCTGATGCTTCATCTGCCATTCATGCGTATTTTTGGACCGGTTCCACCTGGTCTGAGGTTGGTTCCGGTTTTGATATCGGCGTAATCAGTAACCTGCAGGTACAGATCGCCGCGCGCGCTGAAAACGTGGTGGCTGAATTCACCTGTTTTGCCTTTGTGGTATCAACCGGACTTTCCGCAACAGAGCCGCGATACACCTGCAATGGTACTTTCACTGCTGACAGTAAACCGCTGCAAACCATGAAAAACCTGCTGACTGCTGCCGTGGGAACGGTTATCTGGGCGCAGGGGCAGTATTACATTTACCCAGCGGCATACAGGACACCTGAGGATTATATCATCACCGAAGATGATCTTGCTGGCCCGTTGGGAGTACAGCCAGCAAAGAGCCTCCGTGATAAGTTCAACACCGTGCGCGGCACGTTTGCCGATCCTACCGACTACTGGCAGCCTGTTGACTTCCCGGCCGTTAAAAACTCTGTGGCCCTTGCCGCTGACGGCCGCGAGTTGGTTCAGGACATCGAATTGCTCTACACAACCAGCCGCGCCACCGCGCAGCGCCTGGCAAAAGTGCATCTCGAAAAAGAGCTGCAGGGCATCATTGTCAATTTCCCCGGCAAACTGACGCTGTTCGGCTTCAAACCGATGGACGTGGTTAAACTCTCCATCTCCAGCATGGGCTGGGTAGAGAAGGAATTTAGGATCACAAAATGGGAAATGTCAGACAACGCCACCATTAATCTGGTGCTGCGCGAGGAAAGTGCCGCTTCCTATGAGTGGAATAGCGGCATGGAAACGGTTGTTGACCCTGCTCCAAATACTTTATTGCCTTCCCCCTGGGACGTGCCTGCACCTGAACTAAACACCCCCACAGAGGAAAACTACTCAACAGGTGTGGCCGGTGTGGTTAAAACCCGCGTCACACTTACATGGCATCAGCCTAGCGCCGGGGTTAATCAGTGGATAATTGAAAAGTCCCTTGATGCCGGTGTGTCGTGGTTGTCTGCCGGTCCAGCCGTAGAAGAAAAGATCGACCTGCCGGATGAAATCGAAGGGGCTGTGATTTACAGAGTCAAGGCGGTCAACGGTATTGGTGCGGTAAGTCCGTGGGCATCTGTAAGTTATATCGTGCTGGGTAAACAGTCACTACCTTCAGATGTTCCCTGGATGGCAGTTGACGATCAGCGCATATCATTTGGCCCTGTTTCTGACATCGACATCGCCGGTTATGAAATCCGCACGCACTCCGGCACAAATTACGACTGGGGAACTGCACAGCCAATCAATGACACCGGCCTGTTTTCCGGTTCCCCGGTGGCCCTGCCTGTCAACCTGTATGGTGAAACCACAGTGCTGATAAAAGCCAAGGACACCACCAAACATTATAGCCAGACTGCGGCCAGTGTGGTTGTGGACATGGGCAGCCCTGCCATTGCCAATGTATTGCAGCAGTTTGACCAGGATGCGCTCAACTGGCCCGGTACTTTGACTGGCGGCGTTGTCGATGGCCACCCTAAAGCAGATAGCACCTCTCTATTTTGGGCATCCAATGATGATGCTTCATTCTGGAATGATGATAGTGGTCTGTTTTGGAATGATGAGGTTTATTCGCCTTTGCAATACAAATTTTCAATCTGGGTCACAGACAGATTGCCAGGTTCGCGCATTCTATTGGCATACAACTACAACGGGGCGGCAATAAACATTCAATATCGCAGGTCTGATGCTCTTTTCTGGCAAGAAGCTGATGAACAATTCTGGGGTGACGATAACGGCTTGTTTTGGAACCCAGGCGAATATCGGGCATGGCCGGGAAATATTGCGGCAGAGATGGGTGAATATGAATTTTGCATCACTATCGCTGACGGCACTACCAGAGGCGAACTGATAGATATTGCCATTATTGTTGATGCACCAGACATAGAAGAACGGCTTAACGATGTTGAGATAGCCGCTATCGGAACACGCCTGGCCCTGGCAAACAGTTACCGGGCAATCAAGCTGGTGAATGCTACGCTCAATGATGGCACGGCGCAATCAGTAAAGACAATGGACAAGTCAACCTCCGGGCCGTTGATGCAGTGTTTCAATGGCGGGACGGCGGTTGATGGAACAATAGACGTAATAGTTACGGGATATTAAAGGGGGATATATGACGGCAACAGCATTGCCTAGCGCATCAGACTTGGTTAATAGTTCGGTAAAAAGCCTTGAAATGAAACAAATGTTTATGAATCTCCGGGCATTCATCGCCGAGCTACAGACAAAAGCGGCAGACGTAGCCAGCGCGGCAACATGCGCCATCGGTGCTGCATCGGGTAACTACGTCAAGATCACAGGCACAACCACGATCACGGCATTTGACGCGCCTGCTGCGGCTCCGAATGTCAGCCGGTTGGTGCTGTTTGAAGGGGCTTTGACGCTCACCCACAACGCCACCAGCTTAATACTGCCAGGCGCGGCCAACATAACCACGGCAGCCGGTGATGTTGCGCGGTTTGTCCACGAGGGTTCCGGCAACTGGCGGTGTGTGATGTATCAGAGGGCCAATGGCACTGCGGTTGTAAGTTCAAGTTCTGTTTCTGTCCCAGTGCGCAACACTGTAATGGCCGCTGCTGTTGATGCAAACGGATATGCCAATTTCGTCACAACCGGATCAGGACTAAGTGCCGGGATACTGGCAACAGCACAACCAATCTATCCCACCTTTGCCGCAGGCTATGGCGATAACGGAGCTATTGACTATATTGGCAAAATCTCTGCTGACACAGTCGCAGCGTGTACCGCCAACATTACCAACTATCTCTATTTTGACCGCAACGTAACAACAGGCGTAATAACCATCGGGGCATCTGCGTATCCATATTTGATGCAGTCGTATGCGCCATCAGCCCCTGCTACTGATCAACACTGGCTTGATACTACCACCGGAACAATGAAGCGCTACACCGGCAGCGCCTGGGAAACAAAACAGCGGGTATTTTTTGCGGAAGCGGTTGCAGGGGCGGCAAGCATTACCAGTGTTGTGAGCTACGCCTTAAATCGTGAATATGAACCAGATTATACAAATACATTGCCTGCGGCGGGTGCTCTTGTATCTATCAGCCATAAGCTGGGCACCAGCAAATATACAGTTGAATTACAGTTTAAGTGTTTAACAGCTGAATGCGGATATTCGATAGGTGATGAAATAACTGGATTCGCGACGGTATCTCAAAACGTATTGCCTCCAACCTTTACTAAGGGCAGAAATGCGGTTGAAATGCCTGTTGGATACTCGGTTGCATGGGCTGTTACCCGTAAAGACAACGCCCAGAACGCATATATCACCTGCGCTAACTGGGCGTACAAATTTATAGTCACGGGGGCTTGGAAGCGATGAAATACTTTATCCGCAATGGCATTTACATGCAGGGTGACATGCTGCCGGGGGACGCTGAAGTTACTGAACGCCCGACAGTCAATCATGTGTGGAAAGATGGAGCGTGGGTGCTGGATACTGAAAAAGTCCAGGCAGTGCGCATAGCCGAGATCAAGGCTGAGATTGCGCTGATTGAAGAGAAATGCGCCCGTGATCTCCGGGCCGTTGTGCTTGGCAAGGGAGATACGGCAGATGCATCGGGCAAAACTCCACGGCAATACCTGGCTGAGTATGACAGCCAGATTGTTGCGCTGCGGAGTGAACTGGCAGGGCTGTGATGCAAAAAAAATGACACTTCAATTTAAAAAGGGGTTGACTGTGTCAATAAAATCGGTGTATAAGGTCTGACGTTTCGCGACGGATGCACGGTTTTTGAGGTAGTTTTTAGCATGTTTTGCACCATAAAATAGCTTTCAAACCCACTAAAACAGCACATCCGCAGTAAAACCTCTTTCCCCAATAGCTCAGTCGGTAGAGCAGGTGGCTGTTAACCACCTTGTCCCTGGTTCGAGTCCGGGTTGGGGAGCCAGAAAATCAAGGGTTTAGCTAATTACAGCTAAACCCTTTTTTGTTTGTGCCGTAGTAAATGCCGTAATAGAATTAATGGCCTCATGTTTTTCCCACTATATGCCAACCTGCCCCCCCGCCCGTATACCCCTCCCCCCCTCCCCCGGTCCCTCCATATAGGAGTCCCCCCATCTTTCGTTTCGTACCTACGCGCATGATCGCTTTATCCTGAAAAAATTCCCCGGAAAATTCCTGTTTCAAAAATTCAATAACTCTGAATCAAAATTCAGTCACACTGAAAAAGTGTAGCAATATCAAATACTTGTTGACGAGCAACAAAAATCAGGTGTATCTTTTGATTGTCCAAAAATGTCGCCAAGAACCACCTTCGTCCTTTCTGGAACTCAAAGGGGGGAGGTGCATAGAATTAGGCTTAGTTGGCCTGAGTGTCTCTATATCGTGAGGTATGGGGGTGGCTTCCTGGCAGGACCACGGACAAACACTCAGGCCTTAAGGCTGCGGTCTATTTCATTTTGCCAGGAGGGAACGCTATGAAGGCTTCACAACTGATTAAAAGGCTACAGAAACTTACACAGGAAAAAGATTATGAAGTTTGTATTGACGATGATCCTGTTAAACAAGTTGATCTAACTATATGGACAAATGAAGAACGGAAAGAAATAGGCAGCAATTTAAGGGACCGTTTATATCTGCACTGAGCAAATCATCAATATGGGGGGGACATGAGCATATCTATCCCCCCCCTTTTCAATTTCAGGGGGGGACACAATATGGTTGTCGTAAAAAGCATGACCTGTAGGGAAGCAGCAAAAAAGTATCCAGGAATGACGATTGACCAACTTTCCCGGATGTGTACTAGAGGCAAAGGGCTTCTACAGCTTTATGGCAGCAAGGAGAGAATTCCACAGAAGGAATTTCAAAGAGCCATATTTGCGGTAAAAGTCGGTAAGCGTTGGTTTATCCCAAAGGTAGAGTTGGACAGATTGTTTGTTGCCGGGTAGTTATTATTTGGTACTATTTAATTTAAATTTGTCCTTGGCAGTAATGACCTATCTTGAGGTTACTTAAATGTTTCGGATAATCTTGGTATTATTTGTTTTGGCCTTGGCAGGAAATGCGTTTGCGTGGGAGAAGGTTACTGATCCTGAGTTGATTGCAAAGCTTGAAGGCTATATTCCAATTAAAGGCCAGTACTGCTACACCTATGGCGATAATGAAAGCCTCACATCAGCCAGAGATACGGCTAAGAATCTGGCAATAAGAAACGCTATTGAATCTCATTCCTCAAGTATCGACTCCCGCACAGTGGTTGAAAACTCTGCCCTCAGTAGTGACGTGGTAAGGTCAATCGCTAACGGCAATATTAAACTGATAAAATCTATATCTCACACCGAGAATGGCCGGACCATCTGCGATACAGTCACCGCCTACGCAACATCATTCTAACTTACATTTAAAGTGAGACGCATTGCAGGTTGGCTATAATAGGCTAATCAGAGGCAACAATGAGATTACCAGACAAACTGCTGGATCAGTTGGACAACATGACGCCGGAACAACAAGAAGAAGTGATACATCACCTGTCAATCAAGATGGAACAGGAAAGACGCAGACAAAATTCATCTGCATTACCGTCAAGACCAACCTTGGCGGATTTAAGGGCTGCGGTAAGAAAACGTCCTCAGAAGTTCAGGGCCGCACTGAAAGCCGGGAAGCTGGACTTTCTAACACCGGACTCAAAGAAGATCATCCTTCAGGAACTTGGAGAGCAAAACCCAGGTTAGAAATTTCAGCCTTATTCAGCTTGCCACTTCCTGAAAGCAGGCAGTCATAAGGGGCCAAACACAAAAACCTCTCCATCAGGCCAAAACTAGCCCAGAAACGCATAAAATAACTTTGGAAATGCCACCAATAATCCCGCCTAAACTATCCCTAAACTCAACTCGTATGATTCAGACAATAAATCACAGCAACAGGCGTGACCCCTTGCTATTGCTGGATTAAGGAAAGTTGAACGATAAAACTTCAGGCATCAGAAATGGGAAAAATGAAAAGTTGGAGGAGGCTCCGGCTGACTGTCTTCGCCTCGCGTCATGGGGGTGATATTCATATTTACGTTCAAAATATGTGATTCTACTATGCCTTACGGCTATTTTTTAATGATTCAAACAAAAAGTACACGTCTTGCCGAACTATATCCTCTTCTTCTTGCTTGAAGTCGGTCAGATCATATCTACGCCCATTGTGCAGTAACTCCCAAACATATCTCTCTATTGCGTGAAGGAAACAAAGCATTTCCTCAATTTCTCCAATGTTTGTCTTACTAAAGAGAAGTCTAGCGTCTTCAATATATTTGAGGTCTTTGTGGGCAAATATCTTGTGGCGTAGTGGCTTGTAAATGGTTCTATAAATTTCCTCCCACTTTTCAACTTCTGTTATGAGGCAATCGAAGTCATCTGTATCAGGTTCGTATGCGTTTCCCATATAATCGTCAAGCCATTCTGGTTCAGGCCCACCTCCGCACTTACGGACGCGAAGCGCTGTTTTTGAAAATTCCACGACATTTTCTCTGCATTTCTTCAACAGGTTATAGATTGAGAATGAATTTTTATCTTGGTCAAATATGCGGCCTAGGCATATGAAAAACGTACTTTGAAGGGAGTGTGTAATAACCTGCCATGACAACGGGGTCTTGTTCAGCGCAGCAAGATAGCCCTTATCCGCAGCAGCAAGATTGTTGATCGACTTCCACACGTAAAAACTTTGCGTTACAAGATGCACTTCATTGCGATAATGTTTCAATATGTCTTCTATCAATTTTATATTTCCTTTTTGGGCATAACAGTAGTCAGGTACAGTTTTGAAGACTGTTGAATATTAAAAATCTAAAAATACTATTCTGTGATGATTGAATTAATCTGCCTTGTAGAATCCAATATTTGCTCAAATGTATTCCTATCTGTGTGTTCACGTACTATTACTGTACCTAAAGATTGAGCTAGAGAGAAGCCAAGCCATAACTGACTAGTTATTACAGTTTGTTCTCTATATCTTTCTTGGACTTCAGGAAATACATCAAGCATATGCCTGAGTTTCTCCCAATGGTCATATCCTGACACCTCGATAAATTGGTCAAGCCCTGTATTGAGGTCATGGCCTATTGATCTGGCCTGTTTTTCAGTTAGGCCTTTTTTTAAGGCGATGTATGCCTTAAAGAAAATTTCTACCGCCATTCTACAATTAAGAATTGCCCGTGAATCTTGGCGTGGTTGATTCAAAATAGATGATGCAGCTCTTAATTCTTGGTCACCAGACATAAGAAGTTGCAAACCATAGCCGTTCAATCCAGAAGTTTTCCTCAAATCATCCAGCCCAAATCCGTAGTCAACACAATCCGCCCAAAAAGCCATATAGTCCCAAGCCTGCTTTCGATCCGACATTAATTCGGCTTTTATTTTATCTGACATTTGATAAAGGCTATTAAGCGCATTCAACTCAAACGTTCCGTAGCCAATAGGAACTGACACTGACCAAAATTGGGCATCATAGAAATAGACTGATTCATACAAGCTTCCAATTTGATGTGCTCCAGGCTTTGAGTGATTCTCAAACCACAGAAATATTCTCTTTGCTAATTCGGACGAAAGATTGACGGGGACTTTGAACTCATCTGAGTAACGACGAATCGCTTCCCAAGGCCTTCTCTTTTGCACGATCCCTGCATCACGAAACTCTTTATTTAAATTATTTAGCCAATCTTCTAAAACCAAATTATATTCCTCCTACTACTGCTTTTGCTCAACAACTCCACCGATAAACCTTATAGGTTTTTGAAATAATTTAAATGAGTATCAATACGATTGTGTATCTCTGCCAACCCCTTGTGATCCAACATACCGCCTTTATATGCAATGAATTCCTGTAATGTCATCATAAATCCACGCTGAGCATACTTGTAAAGAATGATGACCGTACCACCCTTGATTGATTCAATATCAGTGTTATCAAGATTATCTAAACTGGCGCATTTTATAGTCCAATTCATTTTACAGCCTAAATTTAAATTTACTGCCACACCGTTCTCGCTTGGCAAAATCAAGAGTGTTACAGCATGCTGGTATCCCGTTATATCTTTTAAAAGATGATCAGATTGTCCAGACAAGGCAGTATTTCCTTGAACATTGGGGAGCAGTTCGCCCTCACGATACCACAACATTTTTTGTAACTCGGCAGTGTAATTATCACTTTGGACCTTTTCTCCAAATAATGAATGTCCCATACCCAATGCTAACTTTGCCATAAAGCGAATGTCATAGCGAGTATACATAGCAAGACTGTTTTGCCCTGTTCGCGCCCCCAAACAGGTCGTTCTAAAAAACTCAATACGAGCTTCATCAAGACAATCAGGTAACATAAAACCAATATCAACAGGGTTTGCGCCTTCAACGGTTGTACACATAATCTTTTTTACGCGTTTTCCCTCAAACGCATCTCTAAAAGTAAACCATGATAGATTTGCATTTTTTGATGACCTCTCAGAAAATTGAAAGTACGCGCGAGTTTCTACTGTTTTTACTGTACGTGGGTTACCACCGACGTACCAGTAAAGCCGAGCGTCTTTAGGTCTGATCCAGTAGACTTGCTCTCCTAGAGGTCCAAGCCAAGATTCACATACTTCATCCTCTTCTATTCCTGGTGGTATTAGATCGGAAACGCCCATTGGAATCAGTGGCAATCCAACGGGCATAATTGGATTAAATAGAGCATATGCAGCCCCGCAGAGAAACTGCGACACAAACCAATTTTTTTCAAAAGAAGCATCCACAAATAGCCCAAGGTTATGATTGCATTGTCCACATACATTTCTTGTTTTGAATATGTCAGGGGCATAAGCCCCCCCTAAACATTGTGGAATAATATGCTCAAGTGTAAACTCATCATCTGGTTTTAGCTGGCCACAGTAAATACAAACCTTCATGACAAGATTCTCTTTCATTGGTTATGTTTAAAAACCACTAGTACCTTGTTCCGGTAATTCATGAATCTATGAATACGTCCAACAGAATATGAATATTTTTATACGCCATTAGCAACAGCTATTAAAACACAATTAAGCTGAATAAAGAAAAACGGAAGCCATTTCTGACTTCCGTTCTCTTACCTCCTGCCTCCAACATTTTGCATCTACTCAATAATCAAACCTGTATGAATATCCCGCCAGTTTTCGCCGTCAACTGTGAATATGCGCTGGCCGGTTTCAGGATTTGTAGCTGTCACCATATTGCCATCAGACGGGACATATTCGCTTTCCAACAACTCAAGAAGTCTGGGATCAGTAATTTCGTTTTTCAAACCACACACCATCCTTTTGGAAGTATATCTTGCCATTGCGTTTTGTAACATTAGTAGCACCCTGCGGTAAGTTATGTGGTAATCCGCTATTGCCACTGTTGTTGCTACTTCCACCACCAAAATAAGTCCGGGACTCATTGGGGAACTTACTGCGCATATACCGGGCAGTGTTTTCCAATTCAGGCTGAAGCTGTGCAATTGCAGCGTCAATATTGGTCTGCGGGACCGCTTGACCTGTCAGGGGATCATAACCTTTTTTGATAGAGGCAATACGGCCCTGAATGGCCTGAAGCTTTGTTGACCACTTGTTGAAGCCCTTTTCTTCTCCACTTTCGCCACCACCACCGCTGACATGAATAGACGTTTTGCCTTTGTGCGGATCAGGAGCGCCGGGGTAGAGATTCCCCTTTTCTGAAATGTAACTCCATCCAGTAGGCGATTCCGGGTCTTTCTGAACTTGAGAAGTTGGCTTGTCCTCTGCATCAGTAGCCTTGGCTGCACCAACGGTTTTGATAGCCCACCCTGGGGGCATGGCTTCTGCAATCTGTGTGACAGTAGGGCGTACAATCCCTTGCGCCTTCAAAACCTTTGCAGCTTCCGGTAAACCGCCAAGGTTAAGCTGATAGCTGGTTTCCTGGGTTCCGTCTGCGCTGAGTTCTTTGACGGCCAGCCATCCGTTCTTATCTGGCTTGGCTACAATCTGCATACCGTGAGGAACAACTTGCTTTGCGTCCGGGTCTTCTGTTGCATAGGTGTTTGCAGCATTCGGATCAACCTGGGCAAGTTTGATGTAGTTAGCAAAAACCTTATCCCTCCGGGCCAAGGCATCTTTTTCCTGTTGATACTTCATTGCGCCAACAGCGTATTCATCTTCCTTCTGCGCCCTGGCTTCATCAAACTGTTGAGCCGCTGCACTGTCAACCCCGGCCTGAAGCATCAAGGGGAGCTTGCCAATTCCTTCAAGGCCAGTTACTCCCCCGTCTTTGGGCATAGAGTTTATTACATTCATAGTGGCTGCTAAGTTGCGTTCATGGGGATTTTTCTGCGTTTTCAAAAGTGAGGCGTAGCCGCCAAGCCCAATTGATTCATTCATGGCATTTCCTTTCTCAGTTCGCAGTCCAGAATGAAGCCGGGGGGCAAGCTGATCTTCTTTTTTGAATGCGTTATTTCAGGCTTTTCCTTAATACCAAAATAGCTTTTAGGAAAAGCCCATTCAGTGAATGTTTTTAAAAGGCTGAAAGCCATTGATTCTTCCTTTCTGCCCAATCAATAACTGCAATTCATTGTCACGGTAGTTCACTAAACAGTGCAAGGGCCACTACTCGGTGGTAATCCTGGCTTGATTGTGAGTCGTTTTCTGTTCTGCAATCTTATTGAGCGTCCCCTCTATCCTTTTGACAGAGTGGTTCAGCGTCATCAGCTCAAGTACAAGAGCTGAAAGTGTCAGGTCAATCTCTTTAAATAAATCAGCTTCGGTCATAAGCTATTTTACCGTTTGGGTTTTGCTGGCTGTTTTGCTGCTGGCTTGGGAAGCTGAATTGAACAGGCTTCCTGGATCATGGGAAGCACTTGAAGCCATTGACCCACGGTCAGACAGATTCCTCTTTCTCCGCCCCTTCTGCCAGATATGCAGAAAACAGGTAGATGAATTCGTTCAGCACCATCAAAGCGAGTGCGTACAATTCTTACAATCTCGGTGGCACTCTTGTCTATCTGCCCAACAACTATGCCGGGATGATCATCATAGCTTTTCATTGCGACACCTCGGCTTTGATCCCGGTACTCCATGCGTTCATAATCTCGGCCCTGGCCTTATCCAAGTCCTTACGAAGCTGCTGAAGAGTTGTGGCTTCTGAAGCCTTTACCTTGAGATCAAGCAGCTTGCTTAAGCCTTGTTCAAGGCTTGCAAAATATTTCTCTGCTATCCATTCGTTCAAGACTTCACCGGATTCTTTGTCTGTACGTTGTCTGAGCCTGCACAATTCAAAACAGGATTCAGAGCTTCTGAGTAAAACCTTTTCTTTGCCAATCTGAAATTGTATTTGCATAAGGGATATCCCTCCTTTCATTTGCTATTCCTGTTGTTCCCAATCGGTCCAGTTGTTAAACCATGTTGATCCGTTCTTGATGTACTGCGGCTTGGTCCCGGTCTTCTCAATGTGATCCAGATAATTACCCAGGGCCAGATTGATCCGTTCCATATCGTCTTCATTCTTCACGGTTGCGAAGTAATGACGCATTGCCTGTTTCTTGCCGTCCTTTTTAGGATAAACAGCCCATAGTTTTTCAAAGAACTGCGCAAGTTTTAACTCTGTACCATCCCCAAGTTTGTATTTGATCACCGAAGCACAAGACTTCTTTTTTCTCTTTTCTTCTTTACATTCTTGTTCTGTACCCGTTTCCGGTTCTGTCTGCGTATCTGTTTCCGTATCGCCACCTTGATATTTTTCGTAATTTGTTATTACAATCAGGGCAGTTACACTCACATTCTCCGTACCCATTCTTAAGTGAATTTGCCTATCGGTTTTTAGTTCATTCATAAACCGTTGGACTTTGCCCTTACTCCAGCGCCAGCGTCTCGAAAGTGTCTCGTAAGAATGTGCGATTTCTCCACGCCTCACCGTCACGCGAACTCCCCTTCTGTGGACTATGCCGCTTTGATGATTTGCAAGCAGAAGTAAATCAATCCAGGCTTGCCCACGTGTAAATGGCTCACTATTCCAGATGGGATTGTCTTGAATTTGACGATGCAACTTTATCCACCCTGAGGACATGACTAGCGCCCTTCCATCTGGCTATGCAGTACCGGTTTTGTTGCCATTGCATATCCTCCTTATTCAGGCCAACTCTTTACAGTGTTTCCCTTGACTTGCGCCATTCAGCAACTTCAGAACGCATGTACCCCACAGCGCCAGCGGATAGGCGTATACGCTTTGGAAACTTTCCTTCTTTTTCCAACCTCCAGATTGTTGTTTTTGATAAACCTGTTTCTTGAGGAAGATTGCGCGGACGAATGATTTCAGACATAAAAAAACCTCCTATGAGCTGGTTGTTTCAAGTCATTGCTTGATGGGGCAACCAATACCATGGAGGTTTTGGAGGTTTCGGAGAACTTCCAATGGAAGTTGTTGGAAACTTCAGTGACTATTTTGGGAGCTGCATTTTTTTCGTTTTGCCTTCTCTTTTGAAATAATTGAGCTTATATCGTTGGATGAATAGTGATTCCATGAAGGATCGCCTTCTTTTTTCCCTTCCTTAGGGTGGTTAAGATATACACCTTCCCGGCTACCATTTTCCGTTACTTTATTGAAATAAAATGCGTAAGACTGACAATCTTTAAGTGACTCTTCTTTCAGTGACTTAATCTTATCTTTCAGAAACAAATAAAATCCCGACTTGTTCCCATCTGGGACCATAGCAAGATATGCCTCGACCGCAAGTTGAATCGCTGATTTGCTTTTTGCTCTACGTTCTTGATCAGAAATGATGTGGCGACTTGAGGAGTTCGGCTCTAATGTTTGCCCCACTTTTTGAAAAAGCTGATTATTTGAATTGCAAATATATTTTGTTTTGAACCTTTCAGCTTCTTCAAAAGTGCAAGTGAAAGTCATAAAATCTTCATCGTCGTAATCGTCGCCCGGTAGCACATCTATCCAAGTATCTACTCCATTTATCCGACCTTGCATTTGTATATTACCATTCTTAACGTGACACATAAGATTATCCCACTCATAATCAGGAAATCCCAAGAACTCAAGCAACTCCCATAACGTATACCTATCATTATGTATTGGTTCTATTTTCATACCCGTTTCTCCTTACGGCTTGATCTCCAAATATATCCGGGGAAGCTGGTGGAGATTCCCAGCTTTTCGGTTGGCCGACCTATCCCCGGTATATGAAATCTATGAGATGTTTCTCTTTGCAGATTGAATGCTAATTACCTTATTGATTTTGCTTGAAATCATGCTATTCAACTTCCTTTCCCATGCCTCAAGCGCCTGTTGCTTTTCCTTGTCATAACGGTATTGGTTGTAAACCTTGATTACTCCCTTCTTAGCGTGATTCAGTACAGCATCTATTATTTCGTCCATAAACCCCATCTGAGCCATAAACGTTGCAGCCGTACGTCTTAAATCATGTGGCGTGAAGTGTTCAATTTCCAGCCTGTTCTCTGTTGCTGGCTTGCCGTCTTTATCAAACAGTTGGTTGCCTTCTTTATCAGTTAACGGAAAAGCAAGGTTACGCCCAACAGATACAGCCAGAGCTGTATCACCTATTGATTGAGGTTCCTTGCTTGGCTGGCTCTTTGATTTCTTCACAGGACTTGGAAAGATAAAACCTTTCGGCTCAGTCTCGCCGGTTTCTTCGTTTAAAACATCCTTTGGCCCGATAAGCTCAAGAGCTAGTGGCGTCAAATAAACACGATGCGTTTTACCGTTCTTTGCCCTCTCGCTTGGGATTGTCCACCAATTACCGTCAAGCTCCCTGGTGTGCATCCCGATCACTTCGCCTGGACGTTGAGCTGTAACGAGAATAAGCTTTAAAGCCCTTCTTGTATCCAACGACATATTCAAGTCAATCCTGTCTAAGCTATTCCAAAGCGTTTTGATTTCATCTTCTGACAAAACCCTTTCTCGGGTAAGTTTAGGGGAAGGAAGCTTGACACCTGCACATGGAGTGTATTGCAAAATATCCTTCTCAACAGCCCAATTAAACATCTTGCGGATAACTTGAAACGTGTTGTTAGCCATTGCAGGAGCATTCCGATTAACAATCTTTTCAAGCAAGGCAATCACATCACCCTTTGAAATATCCGCCGCCTTACGCTTGCCCCAGGCCTCAACAACATCTTTATCAAGTATCCTTTTATCTTTCTCCCACGACCTTTTAAACCGTTTGGCGTGGCGTTCAATATAATCATCTACTAGCATAGATACCGTGGGAGCCTTACGCCGTTCTTCTGCGGCCTGTTCCTTTTCTTCCATAGGGTCAATATCGTTCTTGACCTTCTTTCTAGCATCCTCAAAACGTCCCCTTGCAGTTTCCAAGGTAACATCTGGATAAGCTCCTAAGTTCATTTCCCGGCGTTTGCCAGCAAAGGCATATACATATAACCAAGTCTTTACGCCTGTAGGCATAACGCGAATTGTGAAGCCGTTGCCCTCACCTCTCACATACTTCTTTGCTTCAGGCTTCAGTTTACGAATCATAGTATCGGTGAATGTTGTTACCTTCAT